AGCCTCGACACAGTAGGCACTGAAGAATTTCTGAAGTTGATACATGAAATGGGTGCAGATACAAATGTATTTGTTATCTCACATAAAGGCGACCAACTGTTCGATAAGTTCCGTTCGGTTATTAAATTTGAAAAGAAAAATAATTTTTCAAGGATTGCAAAATGAGTACAGAAGATATTGTCTTATATGACACAGCAGATGCGGTTAAGATTAAACCAACAGCAACACAAGTTGAAACATTTGATTTGGTTCCTCCAGACCACCCAGCCCTTTACAAAGTTTTACCTGAGTTCGACTTTGAAAATGTGCCAATTAATCCAAATAGTTTTGCATCCACATTGGTAGAAACTTGTAAGAAACAAAATGGTATTGGCCTTTCTGCCAACCAATGTGGTTTTGAGTACCGTGTTTTCGTCATGGGTGCAGGTGAAGAATATGTGGCATACTTTAATCCTAAAATCATTTCATCATCAGGTGAAAAACACATGGAAGAAGGATGCCTTTCATTCCCTTTCCTAAATCTACACATCACCAGACCAGAAACCGTGGAAGTTGAATACCAAGATTTCACAGGTGAGAAACGTACCAAAACATTTAATGGTATATCTGCAAGATGTTTTCTCCATGAGCTTGACCACATGAACGGAATAGTGTATACTAGTCGTGTAAAACCACTTGCGTTACAATATGGTTTGAAAAGACTGAATAAAATTAGACGCAAGTATTTCAATCCTAAGAAAATGAAAAAAACTTAATGGCCACACCTATAGATTATGTTGATGCTCAGTGGGACAAATGGCAGGTACTAAATGAACCTGAACGTTTTGAACACATTGATACCGAGCAGTTGAAAGAAATATTGATTAAGGACCTTACGTATGCCTCACAGATGGATGTACGTGAGTATACCTTATATCAAAAGTGGTTAGAAGTGCATGAGAAATATCCAACTAGGCCAATTACCACATTGTTTGGTGATGACGTACAGTTGGTAGATGTTACACAAAAGAACCTTGTTGAAAAGGTTAAGAAGAATTTCTGGATGCCAGAAAGTCCAGATGACTATGAAAAATTAAAACCAAAGTTGGTCTTGTCTAATGGACCTTTGGCTGAAACATGGAACACTGTGCGTACATTTTCTTCCACGATGAAGAATAATTCCAACATCGGCCGCAATCTATACTACACCGTGGTTGATGAAGTTACGGACAAGTATCTTGGTGTTATCTGTATATCATCCGACTTCTTGGACTTGACTCCTAGAGACACCGCAATCGGTTGGCCGAGAGATGTTAAGACACAACAAGGTATGATTAATCATACTGCAATCGGTTCTACTATCGTACCATTACAACCATTAGGCTTTAATTACATGGGTGGTAAATTGTTGGCACTATTGTGTCTCGCTGATACAGTACAAAAAGATTGGAAAAGACAATATGATGATGTTCTTGTCGGAGTTACAACTACTTCTCTTTATGGTAACACTAAATCAAATGGCCTATCACAGTATGATGGCCTTGAACATTGGAATAAAATGGGTTTCTCAAGTGGTTCGGTTGCTTTTGAACCGTCCAGAAAAACCAGAGCAATGATTTATGATTGGGTTAAAGAGAATCATACACGTAAATATTTTGAGTGGTGGGAAGCCAAGAATCAAAAAGGTCTACCACTTAAGCGTGACCACAAAAATCGTACATTAAATTTTGCGTATGGTAAGTTAGGTATTCCAAAAGAACTTATCCGTACCGAACATCAGAGGGGAATCTACTTCTCTCCTCTGTACAACAACACTAATGAATATCTTAGGAAAGAAATTGGTGATGAACAACTGGTCAAATCATTTGATACCAGTGAAGAAACCTTGACGCAAATTTGGAAAACCAAATATGCCAAAGGTCGTATATCAATGTTGAAGAAAAAGAATAACGTATCTTATGAATCGTTGTTTTATGAAGAAACCAAGGCTAAGTATCTACCACAAGTTGGCAGATAATAAAGTATACCGCCAATATACTTGACACACACACTAAGTAATAGTATAATGTGAACACTTGCGAAATGCAAGACTTTTGTTTTTTAACTTTGTCATTAGGAGATTATTATGACTACCAAACTTTCTGCGAAAGAAAAGATCCTCAACTATTTGAGCAAGACTGAGGGTTACAACACTCTCTCCACAGCACAAGCTCGTGCTCGTTTCGGAATCCAAAATGTTTCCGCACGTATTGATGAATTGCGCCAAGAAGGCCATGTCATCTACACTAACACCAAAACCCGTGGTGATGGTTCTAAGGTATCTGTGTATCGTATTGGTACACCAACCAAATCAATGGTTCGTACCGCACTTAAAGCTGGTTACAGCTTCAGCGCCTAATTAGGTGAATATGGGGAGGCCATGGTCTCCCCTTTTTTTATTTTTGGAGAGTAAATGGAAATTTCAATTAAAAAAGAAGAACTAGCAAAGAAAAGTATTTTCGTTGCGACACCAATGTACGGCGGAATGAATCACGGACTCTATGCCAAAGCATGTCTCGATTTACAGGCCATCTGTATGCAGTATGGTGTCCAAGTGAAATTTTCATTTCTTTTCAATGAGTCTTTAATTACCCGTGCTAGAAATTATCTTGTGGATGAATTCTTGCACCGTTCAGATTGTACACATATGTTGTTCATTGACGCTGACGTACATTTTAATCCACAAGATGTTATTGCCTTATTGGCCTTAGACAAGGATGTTATTGGTGGTCCTTATCCTAAGAAGGCCATCAAATGGTCCTCTGTTAAGAAAGCACTAACTAAAAATCCGGCCATGGAAGCAACCGACTTGGAAAAAGTTACTGGTGATTATGTTTTTAATCCAGTAAAAGGTACAGACAAATTTAGTGTTTCTGATCCACTTGAAGTTTTGGAAATTGGTACCGGTTTTATGATGGTTAAACGTGAAGTATTTCCTAAATTTGCAGAAGCGTTCCCTCATCTACGTTACAAACCCGACCACGTTGGCCAAGCCAACTTTGATGGTTCACGGTACATTCATGCATACTTTGATACATTAATTGATACTATAGACTCTCCAACAGGTGGTGGTTCAGACCGTTACTTGTCAGAAGATTATATGTTCTGTCAGTTGTGGCGCAAGATTGGTGGTTCTATTTGGTTGTGTCCTTGGATGCGAGCAGACCATATCGGTACCTATCACTTCAAAGGTGATATGCCAGCAGTAGCAAATTTCGTTGGAGAAATGTGATGATTGTTGGTTTACTTGGATTCATTGGTTCAGGTAAAGGTACTGCCGGTGACATTCTTAAAGACCTTGGTTTTACTCCCGTTAGTTTTGCCAAAGGTGTTAAGGATGTTGCCTCGGAAATGTTTGGTTGGCCTCGACATTTGTTAGAAGGTGATACTGAACAGTCCAGACAATGGCGTGAACAACCAGATAAGTTTTGGTCAGAAGAATTTGGCCGTGAATTTACACCAAGACTTGCACTACAGTTGATGGGTACTGAGGTTGGTCGTGATGTGTTTCACCAAGATTTTTGGGTTATCAAACTTAAAAACTACATCAAGAAAAATGCAAATCAAAATTTTGTTATTACTGATGTAAGATTTCAAAATGAAATTGATTTTGTACACAAACAAAATGGCATCTTAATTGAGATACAACGTGGTGTTATACCGCATTGGTATGAAATTGCCTCAAAAGCAAATCGTGGTGACTGGAAAGCGGAAGAATTTATGTTGAAACAATCTGGTGTACATGAATCTGAGTGGCGTTGGATTGGTGGTTACATCGACCATCAAATTGATAATACCAAATCCCTAGAAGATTTAAAAATTAATATGATTAAATGCTTGACAACCTCTTATGGTCCAAGTATAATGAGTGAATTGAAACAAGGAGTATCGTAATGAAATTATCTAATGAGACCTTAACGGTTCTTAAAAACTTTGCCAACATTAATCCTGGCATTGAGTTTAAGACTGGTAAGAAATTGACAACTATTTCCGCAACAAAGACCGTCTTAGCTAAGGCTGGAGTTAAAGATGATTTCCCACAGGATTTCTGTATCTATGACTTGAACCAGTTCTTGTCTGTACAATCATTGTACAAAGATGGCGAGATTGATTTTGATGACAAACATGTTATCTTTAAAGTTGGTCGTAAGAAACTAAACTATCGCAAAACTGCAAAGAGCATGATTGTAACTCCGCCAGATAAAGAGTTGACATTACCTTCCGTTGATGTGGCTTTCACATTGAAAGAAGAAGAACTTGCTTCTATCCTAAAGACTGCAAGCATCCTACAATCACCTAACATTGCCATCATGTCTGATGGTGAAAAGATTTCTATCACAACCTGTGATGCAAAAGACAACTCAGCACACACCGATTCAACAGAAATTGCTGATGGCAATGGTAAGAAATTCAGAGCCTTGTTCCTCACAGAGAACTTTAAAATGATTTCTGGTTCTTATGAAGTACAAATCTCTGCAAAAGGTTTGTCTTACTTTAAAAACACCAAAGAAGATATGGAATACTGGATTGCTATTGAAGCAAAAGAGTCTGACCTATCTTTCGGAGAATAATATGACTAAAGTAAATACATTGTTTGGTTCTTTTGATGAAGACCAACTTAAAAAACTTAAAGGTTATGTTGATGAGGTTGTGTTACATATGCAACGCAATCAATCCAATAACGATGCTATCAAAGACATTGTGGATATCACCAATGATGAATTGAAAATCCCTAAGAAGATTATCAAACGCATGGCAAAAACACAATTCAAAAACTCTTTTCAAACTGAAGTTGCTGAATCAAAAGAGTTTGAAGCACTATTTGAAAGTATGAATGAGGTGAAATGATGGGTGAAATACGAACATGGTTTGATAGAGATGAATATATTGCTGTATTGAAGAAAGAAGTTCAAGTATTAAAAACTCGGTTCAACCCAAATGAAGAAGGAACAGGCCATTACAATACAGCAATTGGTGTATTAGAAAATCGTATTGAAGAAATTCAAAGTGAATTGAACTGGCCATTCCCAAATGACACAAATTGAAATACCATTCTTCTATCCACTAACGGAACAAATTCCGTTAGATTTGGATTTCACTCCAACCGAAGAATGGATTTCTGAGTGGCGCAAGAGACAATGGAATAACAGTACATTACTGACTGTTGATTCTGGTGGTACAGGTGCAACAATGTGGTCAACAGGTGCAACCATATCATCATCAATGACTTCTTTTGTTATAAAACCTTCTGTGAAAAATGTTGGTAAATGGGAAATCACAGACTCTATGTTTGTGTATAGACCCACAAAACCAAATGCCGTCATCAGGTTTATGGCCAAGTATCTTCTTGGCTTTAAATGGCACGATGAAATTTAATTATATTATGGAGTATTTGAATGTCACAACATATTTTATGGGTGGAGAAGTATCGCCCTAAGACTATCGAAGATTGTATTCTTCCTGATGGTATCAAGTCTACTTTCCAAGACTATGTAAACCGCAAAGAGATTCCCAATCTTTTGTTGGCAGGTTCTGCTGGTGTCGGTAAAACCACAATCGCAAAGGCTCTCTGTGAAGAAGTTGGTTGTGATTACATTATGATTAACGGTTCAGACGAATCGGGTATTGATGTTCTACGGAACAAAATCAAGAACTATGCATCATCTATGTCCCTATCAGGCGGCCGCAAGGTCGTTATCATTGACGAAGCGGACTATCTAAATCCAAATTCAACTCAACCTGCGATGCGTGGTGCAATCGAGGAGTTCTCATCCAACTGTTCGTTCATTTTTACATGTAACTTCAAGAACAGAATCATTGACCCTATTCATTCACGGTGTGCTGTTGTTGACTTTAAAATCAATGGTAGTAAACAGAAGATGGCTGCAGGATTCTTCAAACGTGTCGAATGGATTTTAGAACAAGAAGGTATCACATACGACAAGCAAGTGGTTGCTGCTGTTATCACCAAACATTTCCCTGACAACCGCCGTGTTCTGAACGAACTACAACGTTATAGTGTTAGTGGCACAATCGACAAAGGCATCTTGGCCTCGGTTTCTGATGTTCAAATGAATGAACTAGTGTCTTCTATTATGAACAAGGACTTCGCTTCCTGTCGAAAATGGGTGACAAACAACCTTGATAATGATATCACCAGAATCTTTAGAAACATCTATGATGGTCTGTATGAGAAGTTGAAACCAAACTCTGTACCGCAAATGGTTCTGATTTTGGCCAAGTATCAATATCAATCAGCCTTTGTTGCAGACCATGAAATCAATTTGATTGCCTGTCTCACAGAATTAATGGTCGAATGTGAATTCAAATGAGTCCGTTCGATTATGCCGATTTTATCCTGAGAAAGAAGGTGCCGGATGGTGAATTGGACTTCAAAGATTATGCACCTTTCCTAATCAATAGGTCTTTATCCAACCACTTAGATTGTGTCTTGTATGCCAACGACATGAACTTGTGGCCTGGAATTGATAAAGACATGCAATACCAGTATCTTCTAAATAGTATCAGGCCTATGAAACGGAAGTTTGTTCCGTGGCAAAAGGCCGATTCTGAGAAGGATATTGAATGTGTGAAAACCTATTTTGGGTATTCAAACTCCAAGGCTAAAGAAGCCCTACGTATCCTCACCGATGAACAAATCGCTGATATAAAAACAAAAATAGATACAGGCGGAGTGAAGAATAATGATAGACATTAAAGACTTAGTTGAAGTGACATTGGATGATAAAGATGATTTTCTAAAAGTACGTGAGACACTGACCCGAATTGGTGTCGCCTCCAAGAAAGACCAAACATTGTACCAATCTTGCCACATACTCCACAAACGTGGTCAATACTATGTGGTACATTTCAAAGAACTATTTGCCTTAGATGGCAAACCAACCGACATTTCTGAGAACGACCTATCTCGCAGAAATGCAATTGCAAACCTATTGGAAGATTGGGGTCTGGTAAAGATTGTCAATAAAAAACAAACCGAGGTGCCCACACCTATCTTTCTGTCACAGATTAAAATATTGTCACATAAAGAAAAGAATGATTGGCAACTTACACCAAAGTATAACATTGGTAAAAAACCAAACGGTTCTTGACAACTAGTATAAATACTGATATGATGGTCCCATTCGGGATGGGAAAAAGGTGCTCCACCTACCTTAGGAGCGTATTAAAACGGACAGACGCACTGTCACTGGATAACGTAACCAGTACCTAACCGATACGCCTTCGGGGTATCAATTTTTTAATCTCGCTTTTAGGAGAAACATATGACAAATCTTATGAAAGATTTTTTCGGTTCTGACTTTGGTAAAATCCAACCCTTCACTGTAGGTTTCAATGACACAATGGACCTCATGCGTGAAGCTGCAGCGGCTGCATCTAAAGCCGTATCTTATCCTCCATACAACATCAAACAGGTAAAAGAAAACAAGTATGTCATTGAAATGGCAGTTGCTGGTTTTGCTAAGTCTGACATTGAGATGACTTTGGAAGGAAACAAACTCGTAATTAAAGCTGCAACAAAAGACGCAGATGAAGAAGAATATTTGTACAAAGGCATTGCCAACCGTGCATTTGAACGTACCTTCACTCTCGCAGACAAAGTAGAAATTAAAGATGCGGAATTGATGAATGGTATGTTGAAAATTTGGCTAGAAAACATGGTCAAAGCACAAGACGCCATTAAGAAAATTTCTATAAAGGAAACGGTAGAAAAATGATTCAACTAATTACCTCTTTACTTAAACGTATAAGTGGTGATTATGGAACCAATTTAGAATCATATATCACCAGTAGAAATCCTCAAAATGAGGGCGACATTGAGCGCTTCACCCGTGATTATCATTTTCTTATAACTCAAAATAGGTACTAAAATGAAAAAATTATTTACAAGTATACTTGAGGCCATAGAGGCTATCAAACAACACAGGTCGGGACCCGACCTTAAAGGTAGATAATTACCATAAGGGGTCTTGACAGACCCCTTTTTTTATTGTATAATTGAGACATTATGAAAACTGAAAAACAATACATCAAAAAAGTACGTGTGAAAACCACGTTGGAGAATTACTACGTTTGTTCACCAGAGACTAAAGAGATTGATGGGGTACAATTTGTTTACGTAATCAAAAACATTGGTATTAGGGAAACACCTAAATTAATGCGGAAAGAATCATTAGAATATATCAAATAAGGGCCGATAGCTTAATGGTAAAGCAGTGAACTCATAATTCATTGAGTCTAGGTTCAATTCCTAGTCGGCCCACCATTTTTATTAAGGATTATCATGTCTATTACAATTAAAAACCTTGAGGCGGCATTGGCTGGAGAAAGTCAAGCGCACATCAAGTATCGTTACTTTGCAAAGATTGCTATGGAAGAAGGTCATGAGGAAATTGCCAAACATTTTTGGCACACCGCTGACCAAGAATTACTCCATGCATGGGGTCACCTTGAGTTGTTGGTTGGTAAACCAACTACCAAAGAATGTCTTGAAATGGCCATCGAAGGTGAAACATATGAGTTCACTACAATGTATCCTAATATGAAAAAAGATGCAGAGATAGAAGGCAACAAAGAAGCAGAACGTGAAGCTGCACACCAAATTGCAGAAAGTCACACACACGCTGAAGAATTCCGTGCAGTTCTTGCTAAGGCAGAAAAGAAATTTGCAGCATTGGCTAAGATTGAGAAACGTCATGCAGAAGCATACAAAGCAAAATTGGAGGCACTATAATGGATCACGTATGTGTAGTTTGTGGCCACGTCCACGATGAAGAAAAAGAAGGTGCATGGGATACATTACCTGATGATTTTACTTGTCCAGAGTGCGACTGTGGTAAAGAAGATTACGAGGTCCTGTGAAAACAAAATTTCGTGATGCGTATATGAAAGTTGCCGAGACATTCGCAGGATTGTCCTCGGCTAAAAGACTTCATGTTGGTGCCATTGTAGTCAAAGATGACAGAATTATTTCAATTGGTTACAATGGTATGCCATCTGGTTGGGATAACAACTGTGAAGATAAAATCTATTGTGATGATGGTGATTGTTTAGAACAACAGTTACCAAAAGAGTCGGACACATGGAAAAGATATAAACTTAAAACCAAACCAGAGGTACTTCATGCAGAAACAAATGCGATTGCCAAGTTAGCTAAATCTACCGAATCTGGTATGGGTGCTACTATGTTTGTTACCCATGCTCCATGTTTGGACTGTGCCAAACTTATATACCAAAGTGGTATTAATAGTGTTCTATATCGGAACTCTTATCGGAGTGATGATGGTATCCAATTCCTACAAAAAGCAGCCGTTTGGGTGGAAAAAATCTAATACTCCTAAATAGCTGAGGGTAATTGTGCCCTTAGGAGACCAGGATGATTATTCGTGTGGTTAACTGTCCAGACAAAGATTTTAAGCCCTTTGTTGAAAGAGCTGCCCAATTCTTCGCTAAAGAATTGATACCTAATACACGGATAAGGAATAATTGTGCAACCGAAATTAAATTTTGTACAAAGATAGATGAATATGGTTTTGCTAGTATTGAAGATTACAATACACAAAAACAACCTCGAAAATTCCTAATAGAAATAAATCCAAATATTGGATCCAGAAGAATACTGGAAACTTTGGCACATGAAATGGTTCATGTGAAACAATACATTGATGGTGAAACGAACGATGAGTTGACCCGATGGAGAGGTAAACGGGTTGATCCAGACAAAATTGATTATTGGGTTCAGCCATGGGAAATAGATGCTTACGGCCGTGAACCAGGACTACTTACGAAGTTTGCTATATCTGAACACTTGTGGGAAACGTTTGCTGACTTTGTTGACCCATCTGGTCCAATAAATTATAATCCGATTGCATGGAAAAAAGAATGAGTGTTGAAGCGGATAAATTTACATATGGCCAAGGTAACATAAAAGTTATCACAAATGAACCAGGCGTAAAAGTAAAAATGGGTAAATACTGTTCAGTTGCTGGGGATGTAAAGGTCTTTCTTGGTGGCAATCATAGAGTTGATTGGATTACAACATTTCCTTTTGGCCACACAAGCACAAACGAAATCAACGTTGGTAAAGTTGAAGGACATCCAAGTACAAACGGTGATATAATTATTGGTAATGACGTTTGGTTAGGCACAGGATGCACAATCATGTCTGGTGTAAAGATTGGTGATGGTGCTGTTGTTGCTGCACATTCACACGTTGTACGTGATGTTGAACCTTATGCCATGGTCGGTGGAAATCCAGCAAGAACAATCAAACTTAGGTTTGAACAAAGAATTATTGATGCACTGATGGAATTAAAGTGGTGGGATTTAGATACAGATGTGGTAAAATTAATCGTCCCGAGCTTGTGTTCCGAACCAAATTATGATACAATACAAAACTTAATACAGAAGTATAAAAAATAATTTTTAATAACCGCTTGCCAAGACATAAAAGTTCCTATATAATAACACTATGACAAATTTTAAACACATATCCTTTACGTTGCATCAAGAGTATCGCACAATTAATTGTGGTGATAGCTCATGGGCGCCGACCGGGTTTTGTGTAAAGAGAGAGAACTAAAACATAAGTTCTAATTAAGACTCCAAACACAAGACCCTAGACCTAAAAAATCTAGGGTTTTTTGTTTGTTGTTTCAATACAACATAGTGGTTGCCAGAATCTTTGGTTCTGATACAATACACTCTGTTCTTTAAAAATTTGTTGTAGTTTATTGGGGTATAGCATAGTGGTAGTGCTGCGGACTTTGAATCCGTAGGTCCTTGTTCGATTCAAGGTACCCCAGCCATATAAAAACACATTGATGCAGTGTGTTTCTATATGGAAGATGATGCAGCGGGGTTGGTCCTGCGACTGGCCTTGAAAACCAGGTTCTCAGAAATGGGATGGGGTTCGACTCCTCCGTCTTCCGCCAAACATAGAAGGTTGCCCGAGAGGTTAAGGGAGCAGTTTGCTAAACTGTCGTTGCGAAAGCGGCGCATCGGTTCGAATCCGATACCTTCTGCCAGTAAATGCCAGCGAGACTGGGTAGTCAGAGAGGTCTTATACACCTTTTAGCGCCAGATTAGCGTTCTTGAGAGTGTTCGAGTCACTCCGCTGGTACCAAATGAAAGATGATTATGTGGAAAATTATAAACGAAGATAAGATGATATTAAATGCAAGTCCAACATTGAATGATGCAATGAAGTTTGCAAAAGGTTACGATAAGTTTGTAACCATCACCAATGGTGAGATGGAATTTGTAGGTAAGTTCGGTGTTGATACTATCAAGGACGGAAAGTGTCCTGATGGAGTTGATTACACTTGGATGAAACGAAGAAATATGTAGGTGTGACCCGAAAGGCTAGGGAGCAGATTGCAAATCTGTTTTATGCAGGTTCGATTCCTGTCACCTACTCCAAAAATTAGTCGTATAAAAATTAAATTTGAAATTTATACGACAAGTGTTGTAGAAATACAACACACTGGTTGACAGACATTCATGGTTGTGTTATACTTCATCTATGAATTGAGAAATCAATCATTGTTCTTTAAAATTTTGAATGCTTTATGCACCTATCGTCTAACGGTTAGGACGATGCCCTTTCAAGGCATAAACGGCGGGTTCGATTCCCCCTAGGTGTACCATTGTTAAGTGTTATCAAGGTATCGTCATAGGACGCTATGACTATGCGGGCTCAACTGTGCGAGGAACGGGTCCTGATATAACTGCTATTCGCTTGTGAGTGCTAGCTACATTGTTCACAAATAGGCACGATAGCACTTAACAATGGTAGTTTGGAGGTATAACTTAGTGGTAAAGTAGTAGGCTTTTAACCTATTAACCAGAGTTCGATTCTCTGTACCTCTACCAAAAAATTGGAGATGCGGCAAAGTGGGAGAGTTGCGGCAGACTGTAAATCTGTTCTTTCGGGTGAGTAGGTTCGAATCTTACCATCTCCACCAAATCCCGTTACCACTTTCGTTAAAGTGGCGTTTGATTAGCGAGAGAGATCCGGTGGCAGAAAACCGATAGCGGGGTGGGAATAAAGCACTCCCCAGACTCTGATAGGCAGAATCCTAACTGCACACAGACATTAGAATAAAATGGATGGACAGAGTAACTGCTCAATTAAGGGCTTGTGTGGAAACAAGTAGCTTATACTATTTTAGGTGCGTTCATATAATGGTCATTATCTCGGATTGTCTATCCGAAGATGGGAGTTCGATTCTCCCACGCATCGCCAAATGTTATATTGTTGTAAGGAAATAAAAATGAATATAGAAGATATGGTTGGTAAAGTGTTCACATCGGTGACACAAGATGGTCGTGAAATGATATTTGCTAATGATACTGAAAAATTCAAATTCTATCATTATCAAGATTGTTGTGAATCGGTTTACATTGAAAGTGTTGTAGGCGATTTATCAGATTTAGAAGGTGAACCACTTTTGATTGCTGAAGAAGTATCAGGTGAAATACCAGAAGCTAGAGAAGATGAATACATTGAATCTCGTTCATGGACATTTTACAAATTTGCTACACGCAAAGGTTATGTTGATGTTCGTTGGTTGGGAGAATCAAACGGTTATTATTCTGAGTCAGTAGATTTAGAATATGAGTTAGTATAAGAATATTCCAGAGTAGCACAGCGGTAGTGCAGTTGACTGTTAATCAATTGGTCGTAGGTTCGATCCCTGCCTCTGGAGCCAAGCCGCTCCGCTTTGTTAGCGGATACTGTGACCCGCAGGATAGAAGTGAGGTGACTCTCAAGGGTGGTAGTCTTCTTACCGAAAGGCCGCTGGCAATGCGTTAACGGTCCTGGTCGGGAAGCGGGTGGAAGGTGTGTGAGATTTGCGGGGCAACCCAAGAGATGATACACTAAATTACCGCCGCAGGATGCAGAGCATTTAATTTCGCCCTATTAGTATAATGGTATTACACCTGTTTTGTAGTCAGGTTACGGCAGTTCGATTCTGTCATGGGGCCCCAGTTTTTCTCTCTGAAGCGTTATCAGGTTGCGTACACGGTTTGGGGCCGTGTGGTCAAGGTTCGAATCCTTGCAGGGAGACCAGTTTATGGGGAATTAGTATAATGGGATTACGGCAGCTTTGCAAGCTGTTTATAGGAGTTCGATTCTCCTATTCTCCACCAAATTTCGGTGATGTAGCAAAACGGTAATGCACCTCCTTCATACGGAGAAGATTGGGGGCTCGAGTCCCTCCATCACCACCAATATTATGGGCGATTAGTAAAATGAATATTACACAACGCTACGAACGTTGAAGTGGGAGTTTGATTCTCTCATCGCCCTCCAAAATGCCGAGGTAGCTCAGTGGTAGAGCAGCGTCTTGATAAGGCGTTGGCCAAGAGTTCAATTCTCTTTCTCGGTACCAAATATCTCGCTGGTGTAATGGCAGCATAGCGGTCTCCAAAACCGTTGGTTGGGGTTCGAGTCCCTAGCGGGATGCCAAGTTTTATTAGAAGGTGGTTAATATGAAAAATTTTAATATAGAAGAAGTCAGACAATACCTTGCAAATCAAGGTCCTGATACCAAGGTTTATCTTGGTGCCGACTCTGAAAGAATCAGAGTGAATGGTGTTTGGTATGCTGACTATGCTCTAGCAGTTGTAGTTCATATTGATGGCCGACATGGTTGTAAGATTTTCGGATATGTTCACCGTGAATTGGATTACGACCATAAGAAAAGTAAACCTGCTATGAGGTTGATGACTGAAGTTTATAAAGTTTCAGAATTGTTTCAATCATTAGCAGAAGTGTTGGAAGATTATCATGTTGAAGTTCATCTTGATTTAAATAAAGATGATGTTCATGGTAGTTCATGTGTTGTTCAGCAAGCAATTGGTTATATCAAAGGTACATGTAACATGACACCAATGGTTAAACCAGATGCACCTGCTGCAAGTTTCTGTGCTGACAGATTGAAAAGAATTCTGGCAGAACAGGAAGCAATTCAGTAATATGGAGTTGTTAGTTTAGTGGTAAAACTGCGGGTTGTGATTCCGCCATCACGGGTTCGATTCCCGTACTTCTCCCCAATTTATGCCTTGTTAGCTCAGTGGTAGAGCGCCCTCCTTACAAGTGGGATGTCGGCAGTTCGAAACTGTCACAAGGTACCATTATGCTGCTTTAGCTGATGTGGTCATAGCGGTGGTTTGAAGAACCATTGAAAGAGGTTCGATTCCTCTAGGCAGCACCAAATATGCCCAAGTGACGGAATAGGTATACGTACTTGATTCAAAATCAAGGTTATGTGGGCTCGAATCCCACCTTGGGTACCATGCTCTTATAGGTAAATGGCATACCACATCCATGGTAAGGATGTATCCTAAGTTCGATTCTTAGTAGGAGCACCAATTTGTTTTAATGTTGTTAAGACAAACTCTTTTTCTTGTGTGATATATAATTCATCCTCAGTAAAAGATTTTTTCTCAGTAACATATGATGGAACAAAATCAGAAGGCACACAATAATAACCATGTGGTTCATATGGTTGTTGTGCATACAGTCCGTAGAACATTTCTACTGTAGGTCTTTTTGATGTTGGTATCATATGAGTATTTATTGCCCCGGTGACGGAATTGGTATACGTGTTGGTCTTAGAAGCCAAATTTTGAGAGTTCGAGTCTCTCCTGGGGCACCAAAAAATCTGGCGTTAGTATAATGGATAATACAGTAGGCTTCTACCCTTCTAATGGGAGTTCGATTCTCTCACGCCGGACCATTTAACAAGGAGTTTATTATGCCATCAGTATTTTTAGTAAGTGACACACACTTTGGTCACGCTGGTGTGTGTAGATTTCTCCGTGAGGACGGTGTGACAAAGCTTAGGCCATGGGATAATCCTGATGAGATGGATGAAGAAATGGTAAAGCGATGGAACGAAACTGTAAGACCAAACGATAAGGTATATCATCTTGGTGATGTTGTTATCAACCGTAAAGCAATGAGTACTCTGTATAGGCTTAACGGCGATAAAGTTCTTATCCGTGGCAACCATGATATATTTCGTGATGAGGAATACAGACAACACTTCCGTGAACTACGTGCTTATCATGTAATGAACGGAATGATTCTGTCACACATTCCAATTCATGAGGAAAGTCTTGGTCGTTTCGGTGTAAACATTCATGGACACCTTCATGCAAATCGGGTAAAGATTGCTAAACATGCAAAAGCTAAGCCTGAAATTGATACTAGATACCATTGTGTTTGTGTTGAACAAACAGATTTTAGACCGATTCTTTTTGAAGATGTTATCAAAAGAATCAAAGAAGAAGGTGGTATGGTCGGTTTCAAAAATGGAAACGGACCTGCCATGTGATGCGAGTATGGGGGAATTGGTAGACCCAGCAGACTTAAAATCTGCCGCCATGTGCGTACCGGTTCGACTCCGGTTACTCGTACCATTTTGGAGATTATATGAGAATTTTGGCTATACATAGTGAACACGGAATACACCATTCATCATGCTGTATATATGATGGTGATTCAATTGTTTATTTCTTAGAGGAAAGATATAGTGGTTACAAACACGATTCTGGTTTAGAACATTGTTTGTTTAATGTTTTAAAAACTAATTTAACATTCGATAAAATTGTATTCAGTGAGTTTCACAATTTAGAAGTTTCAAACAATGATAATTATGATGAAAGGTTATTAAAGAAGATATCAAAATCTTTACCTTACATGACAAAGATTGCATTAACGGAACCAAAAAAATTCTTAGATGTTAATCCAGAAAATGTGGAAGAACAAATCATAACAGACATTGAAATACCTTTACCCGATTCTGTGGATGCTTCGATTGCAACAGAATGGAAAAAAATTTCTAATGGTTCTAAAAAATTTATACTATCATATTATAAAAAATATAATCATTTTCCTTTGATTGAATATGATAGTAAACACCACCGCAATCATGCCTCGTTGGCTTTTTACAATAGTGGTTTTGATAAATCACTTATCTTTGTTGCTGATGGTGCTGGTGAAGTAAATTTTGCAACAGCACCTGATGGTAAATTTATTAATTATAAAGAGATTGAATCTGTATATGTTGGAGATTATCCTAGTTCGGTAGAACCAATTTATAAAAATTTCGGTTCATATGAAGGACACGATTACACAAAAGAAATTACAAGATGGAAGAAAAAATATCCTGATTGTGAAGTTGTTTTTGGAAATTATATGGGTATAGGATTCTTATATGGATGCGCCGCAATTCACATCAATGAAACGATGGAAGAATCTGGCAAAGTTATGGGATTATCTTCATATGGAAAATCAACAAATAATAGTTATATAAAAAACGATTACTATGTTAACACAGATTTATTTAATTGTGCAGCACACGATTTTTTACCTATATTTGCACCACCAAATGGTTATTCAGAAAATTTCAAATATAAACCAGTACATGAAAATACACCAACACAAATAGGTGGTCCGGAAACAATAATTGCTTTAAAGACTTTGCCTTTGCAAAAGATTATCACCAAAACAAATTATAAACCTTATGCTGATTTTGCAAAAGATGTGCAATTACAAACGCAAGAGATTGGTGCCAACTTAATTAGAAAAGCAATAGATAAAACTGGTATAAAAAAGGTTTGTGTTTCTGGTGGGTATGGAATGAATATACTTTCAAATTCATACTATGTAAAGCAATTTCCTGATGTTGAGTTTTATTTCGAACCATTGTCGATTGATAGTGGTATCTCGATTGGTTGTGCTTTATACCATTTTCATAAAGAAACGGGCGATTGTACCTCTAGACCAGTTAAAAGTATTTCATTTCATGGTTTTAAACATGATGTTACTTCATATAAAGGTGTTGATGCATCATTACAAGATATTGCAAAACTTTTATATGATAATAAATCTGTTGCAGTATACACAGGTTTAGCTGAGGCCGGACAACGTGCTTTGGGTAATCGTTCCATATTGTTTAATGCATTGAATGTTGATGCAAAAGATATTGTTAACAAAATCAAGCGTAGAGAATGGTATAGGCCATTTGCTGCTGTTGTCTTGGAAGAAGATGCTGAGTTGTATTTTGATATGGGTAGAACCAAGAAGAATTTGTTTATGACACAATCATTTGATGTTAAGACCGATTTAATTCCTGGTGTCACACATGTGGACAACACCTGTAGAGTACAAACTGTATCAGAAGGATATTTGTATGACCTTTTGGTTGAGTTTAAAAAACTTTCTGGTCATGGCATTCTATTGAACACTAGTTTCAACCTTGCTGGCAAACCTTTAGTGGAAACACCAAAACAAGCCATAGAGACTTTGAATACTTCAGTATTGGATTATCTTTGGTTTGAAGAAACCGGACAATTATTTTCATAATGTGCTTGCCAAGTGATTGTAAAGCATATATAATACACATGATGCGGGTATAGTGCTAGTGGTAACACAAGACCTTGCCAAGGTTTAGTTGTGGGTTCGATTCCCACTGCCCGCTCCAAGTTAACTACAACAAATTTTATGCAGGGTTAGTTTAATGGTAAAATTCCATCCTTCCAAGTTGGTGTCGTGGGTTCGATTCCCACACTCTGCTCCATTTAATGCGGTTTGTAATAGTACGATACAAGGTACCCCCTTGTGTTAACTGAGCAAAGCAGTAGACCGCTCCATTTTGAGGACACTATGAATATTAAACCATTGCACGATAAAGTATTGATTGAACGGCTTGAAAATGTTAAAGAGACCGCTTCAGGCATCATCCTAAAACATTCCGAAGAACCAGATAAAGCAAGAGTACTTGCAGTTGGTCCAGAGGTTACAGAGGTACAGGTTGGTGATGTTGTTCAACCAGATTGGGGTAAGGCTGCAGCTGTACAAGAATATTTCGTAGTGAAGATTCAAGATATCGCTTACATCTACGGAGAGTAATATGTCGGATGGTGGTAAAGGTTCTAATCCAAGACCGTTTAGTGTTTCGCAAAAACAATTTGCGGATAATTATGATGCCATCTTCCGTAAACCTTCACCTAAAGAGTTAGAGGAAGACAAATACGAACAAGAAGAATTTGATAGAATCTTAGAAGAAAATCGTATGCGCCAAAAAAGAGAAAAGGCTCTGGATGAGATTGTCAGAATTAATCAAGAATTAGGATTGTATGACGATGAATACAATCCTTTAATTAAGGAATGAAGCGGGTTGGTGAAACAGTATCACAGTGGGCTCATAATCCTCAGTTCCGGTGCAACTCCGTGACCCGCAACCACTAATCTTTATACACTTCATATATAAATTCCGCTTCAGGAATTCTTGTCTTTGTATTCTTACTACCCAATACAACAACCACTCTATCACCTTCACTTGTGTCTAATAGAAGCGTGATACATCCACCAGATTCATTTATAAAACCAGTCTTACTGACCACTATGTTTTGATAGTGTCCTATCATTGGGTTTGTATTTCTAAAAACAAACCATTTCTTCTTTACTTTTATTTTTATTTCTAACTTGCGGCTAGCATAAACTATATTGCTGTATTCTGCCGCTTTCTTTGTCAGTATCACCAGCTCTCTTGCAGTACTAACATTCCTTTTATCTAATCCTGTTGGTTCATAAACAATGGATTTTTCCATTTTTAATTTCTTCAACTTATCATTCATGGCCTCAACACAAGCAACCATACCACCAGGATAATGTTCACATAGTGTATATGCGGCTCTATTACTACTGTGTATCATGGTCATAGAGACCAAATCGGCTCGACTGATAGCTTGGTTTTTTACTGGCAACCGGTCTCGTATTTTTGTAGTCATTGTCAATATCTGACTCATGTTAGGATTTGTATCCATTACAACCATAACAGTTAACAATTTTGTTATACTGGCAATAGGCCTAACCTTATCATAATCTTCACCACCCAATACAGTGCCATTTAAATCCGACACAATCCAGGATTTGGCTGTGAGGAATTCTGCTTTGACTGGTGATTGACCAAGAAGTATGGTGAAAAATAACAGATTAATAAAAATTCTATATAACAATCGAAGGCTCCGTACGGATTAAATATCATGGTGCAGGTACTCTAGACTTACAAGCCCTAGCACTGTTTATAGAAGTTGTATGCACAAGTTTACTTCCTCTTTTTTGGTTATCACATTTGTATTCACAAACTTGTATTCCTTTTGAATCCGTAAAACTTCTTTCCAAATTACAATAAGCACCAGTATTTTCTGAAATGCTTTTTGTATATATGATAGCATCCGGCATCAAGTTTATATTGATGGTCGGGTTTGTAATCATAAGTGTTGCACTAGTGGTTAATAAAGTGAACAGTAGTTTGTTTTTCATCTTCCTACGTATTTCTGTGGTAATGCTTCTCGTCTGCGTTGTTCTTCCGTTTTTGGTATTAAACCATCTCCATATTGTGGATATTTTCTTTGGCGGTCATATGCTACCCACATAAACAATCCACCTAGAAAAATTATCATTATCATAACTCCTACACCGATTACAAATTCTTGTCTGAGTTTTGCCATCCTTGCTCGTTTGCGTTTATCCAAAATTGCTTGTTGTTTCATCTCTTTGGCAATAAGAACACTTTGTTCTTTGCCCATTTGTTTCATCATCTCCTCAACTTCGGTGTATAATGCACCTAGTTCAGGTGGACTTTGATACACCATCAGTTCACGCAAATCAATACTCATTTGTTCTAGTTGTTTACGCATTAGAACACGTTGTAATGCACGTTTACCTAAACTGGCATCACCATGATACACCTCAGTTTTAGCACGGCGTTCTTCTTCTTCAAAAATAGCCATGCATTTGTAATAGTTATCATAGTAAGTACCAAGATGTTCACCAATCTCGGTATAAATGTTAGTGTGTTGGTTTGAGTTTGCTTTCTTGTTTAACTCAATTACATTATTCTTTTCACGGATAAACTGATTGCGTTGTTCAGTCGTGGCAGGTTTTTCAGGGGGATGGAGTTTTTTGAACTGGTCGTCAAGGTCCTTGAGGACGTCTTTAACTTCCCCAGCAGCTCCTTTGATATCTTTGTATAGTTTACAACCAGCTTTGACGGCTGATACTGCACCATTTGCTAATGCAAAGAGTGTGATTGGATCCATTTATATTTTGTACCATTTTTTTACTTGACTTTATGATAAAAAAATGATATAATCTTGATTCAGTTCACACTATATAATTATTTAGGATAGGATTAACATGAAAATATATGCAATGAAATTGGTAACCGGTGAAGAACTCATTGGTGAAGTTGAGATGGAAACTGAGAATAAGATGGTAATTAAAAATCCATTGGGTATCGCAATTGTACGTGGTAAAGATGGTCAACCAAATGTAGGTTTCGCACCATTTCCAATCCACGCAGAACAAAAATCAGACTCTACTATTGCCTTGAAACACGAACATATTGTATACTACTACGTTCCCGCAGAAGACTTTGTGAAGAATTATGACCAGATTTTTGGCGCAGGCATTATTCTTCCAGGTCAACAACAAATTATTACAGGTTAATGTCAACTTTTTATACAAACGTACAGTCGCTCGGTGGAAAAATTCTTTATCGTGGCGTCAAAGATGGTAAACGAATCAAACTGAAGATTGATTATGAACCACAACTTTATCTTCCAGCTCGAACTGGTAAAGGTACACACAAGTCACTTGATGGTTTAGACCTTGTTCCAAAACGATTCGATGGTATTCGTGAAGCCAGAGAATATGTGAAACAATATGACGGTCTTCATGGTGCACCAAAAATTTATGGTAACACAAGGTTTGAATATGCATTTATTGCAGAACAACATACAGACATGGTCGATTGGGAACAAGATAAAGTAAGTGTTGCAATTATCGACATTGAGGTTGGTTCAGAAAATGGTTTCCCTGATCCATACCTTGCAAATGAACCTATCACCGCAATTGCATTGACCTTTATTAATGGCCACACTTATGTGTTTGGTTGTGGTGATTTTCGTAATGATACACCAGAAAGTGTAACTTATATCAAGTGTAAAGATGAATATACACTTTGTAGTAAATTTATTGAACTATGGTACAAAATGTACCCCGATGTTATCACTGGTTGGAACACCAAGTTCTTTGATATACCATATCTTGTTAATCGTTTCCGTAAAATTCTTGGTGAAGATAAGACCAAGATGTTGTCTCCATGGAACTACATCAGTGAACGTAAAACCAACATCAATGGTCGTTTGTTGATTGCATACAGCTTTGTTGGTATCGAATCACTTGATTATATTGAGTTGTACAAATGGTATGCGCCAGGTGGTAAATCACAAGAATCCTATCGACTAGATAATATCGCACAAGTAGAACTTGGTGAAGGCAAGATTTCATATGATGAATATGAGAACTTACACCAACTGTACAGACTGAACTATCAAAAGTTTATTGAATACAACATTAAAGACGTTGCATTGATTATCAAACTAGAAGACAAGTTGAAGTTGATTGAGTTGGCCTTAACTCTTGCATATGATACTAAGTGTAACTATGAAGATGTGTTTGCACAGACACGTATGTGGGATTCACTAACATATTCCTATTTGTTAGGTAAAGACATTATTGTTCCACCAAAAGAAATACAAGATAAAGATGCTGCGTTTGAAGGTGCATATGTTAAAGAACCACAAGTTGGCCTACACAATTGGGTTGCATCATTTGACTTAAACAGTTTGTATCCTCACTTGATGATGCAATATAATATTTCACCAGAAACGTTGATTGAACCAGAAAATTATACAACAGAAATGCGTGATATACTTTCACAAGGTGTTACTGTTGATAAACTCTTGAAAAGACAAATTGACATTTCAAGTTTGCAAAATGCCACAATCACACCAAACGGCCAATTCTTCCGTACCGACATTCAAGGTTTCTTACCTAAGATGATGGTTGAGATGTATGATGACCGCAAAAAATTTAAAAAGTTGATGTTACAGGCATCACAGGAGTATGAAAATGAAAAAGACGAATCAAAAAAATACGACATTGAAAAACGAGTTGCCAGATACAACAACCTCCAGCTCGCAAAGAAAGTATCCCTTAACTCTGCCTACGGTGCTTTGGGAAGTCAGTATTTTAGGTTTTATGACCTACGCATGGCTTTGGGAGTCACTACGGCAGGCCAGCTTTCCATCAGATGGATCGAAGCGAAAATCAACCAATACATGAACAAACTTCTCGGTACAGAAAATGATTATGTCATTGCTTCTGATACCGATTCAATTTATCTCCGTATGGGTGAGTTGGTTGACAAGTTTGTTAAAGACCAAACCGATAAACAGAAAGTAATTTCTGTCATGGATAAAATCTGTGAAGAAAAGATTCAACCTTACATCGACAAATCATACCAAGAACTGGCTGATTATGTTCATGCATATGACCAGAAGATGCAAATGAAACGTGAAGGTCTTTCTGACAAAGGTGTATGGACTGCCAAGAAACGTTATATTCTAAACGTATATAACAACGAAGGTGTGCAGTATGCTGAACCTCATATGAAAGTGATGGGTTTAGAAATGATTAAGTCATCGACACCATCTGCTATTCGTGAGAAGATGAAGGCTGCCATTAAGTTGATGATGACTGGTACAGAACAACAAGTACAAGATTTTATTGCCGAGTTTAGGAAAGAGTTTAGAACATTACCAGCGGAAGAAATATCTTTTCCAAGGGGTCTAAATGGGCTAAATACTTATTCCGATCCAGTAATGTTGTTCAAAAAAGGAACACCGATTCATGTTCGTGGTGCTATTGTATATAACCACCACTTGAAACAAATGAATCTCACAAAGAAATATCCACTCATACAAGAAGGTGAAAAACTCAAATTTACCTATTTGAAAATGCCGAATCATTTTAAGAATGATGTGGTTTCTTTCCCTGGTAGAATACCTAAAGAGTTTGAGCTTGACAACTATATTGATTATGATGTACAATTCGACAAAGCATTTCTGGAACCAATCAGTGTCATTTTAAAATGTATGAAGTGGTCTGCGGAAAAAAATAATTCTTTAGAGGACTTTTTCGGATGATATTCTTAACGTTACTAACAGCAATAGCATTATCTGCCGTTGCTGGATACTATTCAGTTATTGGTTTAGCACAAATCTTTCCGGGTTCTTTCTGGCCAGTTATTATTATGGGTTCTATTCTTGAAGCATCAAAACTCGTAACAGTATCTTGGTTGTATAGAAACTGGAGAGAATGTCCTATATTAATCAAATCATATCTATCAATTGCTGTAACCATTTTGATGTTGATTACATCTATGGGTATCTTTGGTTTCTTATCAAAGGCACACTTAGAACATTCAGCAGATAATGCACCACTTGTGGATAAAATTGCATTACTGGATGAAAAGATTAAAACGGAGAAAGAGAATGTCGAGGCAAACCGTAAGATTATTAAACAGTATGATGAGGTTGTGGACCAAACGATGGGTCGCTCAACAGATGAAAAAGGTGCCGCTACGGCACAAGCGATACGCCGTTCCCAACAGAAAGATAGGATTAGAGTACTTCAAGAAATCCAACAGTCGCAAGCCACAATTGCCAAATACTCCGAGGAACGTGCGCCTCTATCTACAGAGCTTAAAAAGATTGAAGCGGATATCGGGCCAATCAAATACATTGCAGCCTTGGCGTATGATTCAGAGGCTGATGGTGACATTATCGACAAAGCGGTAAGACTTGTCATTCTATTGATTATTGTAGTCTTTGATCCGTTGGCAATTCTGTTGTTGATTGCATACAACATGTCTATGAAAGAAAAAGAACATGTTGAAGACTTCTTTAAACGTGATAGACAAACTGCCAAAAAATTGGATGAAGATGTCAAAGTTGAACCTCAACCAGAACCGGTTGATCCGTATGCATACTTGAAACAACCATTCAAACACTTTGAGAATTTGAAACCGATGGTTGCACCAGTTGTTAAACCAAAAGAAGAAACGGTGGAGATTAAAAAAGACAATATGATTGTCATTGATGATGTAACTGGTGAAACAATACCACCAATTACACATGAGAAGGTAACAATTGAAACTCACAACACACAAAATTCTATTATGTACGAAGAACACCATGTTCCCGTGAAAACACTTGAACCTAAGTATGATTATGAAGAACCTTATTCGTTTAAAGAAAAAGAAGTTCGTGATGCTGGTAAATTTTAAAGGATGATAAAATGAGTATATTAGATAAAATTAAAAAGAATAGTAGTATCAAAGATTCTGCTATCTTGTCAAAATCAAAATTCTTCAATGAGAAGGATATGATTCCAACCGCAGTGCCAATTATTAATGTGGCACTTTCTGGTAAATTAGACGGCGGCCTAACACCAGGTCTTACAATGTGGGCAGGTCCATCCAAACACTTTAAGACAGCATTCAGTTTATTGATGGCCAAATCTTACTTGGACAAATATCAAGATTCAGCACTTCTATTCTACGATTCAGAGTTTGGTACTCCGCAGTCTTATTTTGATTCCTTTGGTATTGACACTAACAGGGTACTCCATACTCCTCTTACAGATATTGAACAACTCAAATTCGACATAATGGCACAGTTGACACAATTGGAACGTGGTGATAAATTGATTATCGTCATTGATTCAATTGGTAACTTGGCATCCAAAAAAGAAGTTGAAGATGCGTTGGCTGAGAAATCTGTAGCAGATATGAGTCGTGCAAAACAAGTTAAGAGTTTGTTCCGTATGGTAACACCACATTTGTCTTTGAAAGACATTCCGATGATTGTTGTTAACCACACATACAAAGAAATTGGTATGTTCCCTAAAGATATTGTTGGTGGTGGTACTGGTTCTTATTACTCAGCCGATAACATTTTTATCATTGGTCGCCAACAAGAAAAAGACGGTACAGAAGTTACCGGTTATAACTTCATTATCAACGTAGAGAAAAGTAGATATGTCAAAGAAAAATCTAAGATACCTGTTAGCGTATCTTTTGACGGTGGTATTAGCACTTGGTCTGGTTTACTTGACCTTGCTCTTGAGTCCAAACATGTGGTTAAACCAAAGAATGGTTGGTATCAACGTGTCGATTCCGATGGTGTGATTGAGGAAAAGAATTACCGTGAGAAGGACACCGACACCAAAGACTTCTGGATGCCTATTCTGAAACAGAAATCATTCCGTGATTTCATTGAGAACAAATACCGTGTGGCTGCAGGAGAAATTATGACAAGCAACATTGATGAAACATTTGATGTTGAAACTATGAATGGTGCATAATGGTCGAAGGAATACATTACTGTTACATCTATCCAAAGGATGATACAACAGCAGTCAACATCAAATTTTTGGAAGGTCCTTACAAAGATACCATATTCAAATATGGTAAGGTTAAATTTAAGGAAGAAAATGAACAGGTCTATTTACTTTTTGCTTATGATGTGTTAGAATCACCAGTTAAGAAGCCAGCTAAGCTGGAAAAAGATAGTGACTTTAAAAATTACATTGGTGACTTATTGGTGGAAATAATGTCATCTAATATGGAACAGGAAGTAGTAGATGAAACTGGAACAAACAATTCTAAAGAATTTAATTTATAATGAAGAATTCTTACGTAAGGTACTTCCGTTCATCAAGGAAGAATATTTTACAGATAGGACCGATAGAGCAATCTTCAATGAGATTTCCAAGTTCACAGAGGCTTACAATTCTACACCAACGATTGAAGCAATTGAACTGGCCATCAAAGAAAAGAGAAATCTCTCAGATGATGAAGTGGAGAAGTGCGAATCTTGTTTACAAGAGATTGTTAAGACTAAACACGAAGAATCCAAAATTGACTGGTTGGTTGATAAAACCGAAGAATTTTGCCAAGAGAAGGCCATATACAATGCTGTATTGGGGTCTATTTCAATCCTCGATGGGAAAGATAAAACCCAAGATAAAGGGTCCATACCGAAGTTACTTTCCGATGCTTTAGCAATTTCATTCGATAGTTCAGTTGGCCATGATTACATGGAAGATTCTGATGCTCGATACGAATTTTATCACCGTACAGAAGAACGTATTCCTTTTGACCTAGAATTCTTTAACAAGATTACTAAAGGTGGTTTGCCTAATAAAACACTTAACATTGCTCTTGCTGGTACTGGTGTTGGTAAATCACTGTTTATGTGTCACGTTGGCGCAGGCTGTATGGTACAAGGCAAGAATGTTCTTTATATCACCATGGAGATGAGTGAAGAAAAGATTGCTGAACGTATTGATGCAAATCTTTTAAACGTTACAGTAGACGACCTTGTAAATTTACCGAAAGATTTGTATGATAAAAAGATTGAAAGACTCCGTGAAAAAACTGTTGGAAAACTTATCATTAAAGAATATCCAACAGCGTCTGCAAGCAGCACACACTTTCGTACCTTACTCAACGAACTCAATCTTAAAAAGTCTTTTGTTCCTGATATTATTTTTATTGATTATCTTAACATATGTTGTTCAGCAAGAATCAAAGCCGGAGCGAATGTCAACTCTTACACCTATGTCAAAGCAATCGCTGAGGAGTTGCGAGGTCTTGCCGTTGAGTTCGGAGTACCTATTGTTTCTGCGACACAAACAACTAGAGGCGGATTTACTTCTTCCGACCCCGGACTCGAAGACACAAGTGAGTCTTTTGGTTTGCCCGCTACAGCAGACTTGATGTTTGCTTTGATTTCTTCCGAAGAACTAGAAGAAATGGGACAGATTATGGTCAAACAGTTGAAGAATCGTTATAATGATCCAACTTATTTCAAACGATTCACATTGGGTATTGACAGAGCAAAGATGCGTTTATATGATGTTGACCAATCTGGCCAAGATGGTATCACCGATTCTGGCCAAGATAAACCACTTAATACATTCAGCAACAGAGAAAAACCACAGAAAAAATCATTTGATGGATTTAAAGTATGAAATTAGAATTTGAAGATGCAGTTCATTGTGCCAAAGTGTTTGAAGATTACTTTGGTAACTTTGACCGTATTGATGAATACATGCGTGACCAGAAGTTGAATTCGCTGGCAGAACTTCCATCCAATCCTTTGTTTCCCATTGAAGATGAATTGTTTCAGAACTTTACAATGGATCCAAAAGATATGAATTTCGAGGTTGTAGAGATTGATAATGAAACATGGACCAATCTGTTGAACATTACATCATCACACGTTAATATTCCACCTGTTGGCCGTAATGTCAAATTGGCTGTACGTGAAACGAATACAGGAAAGTACGTAGGATTCATCCGTCTTGGTTCACCAGTAATCAACTGTAAACCACGTAATGATATGTTAGGACAAGTGTTTACACAACAACCTGAATGGGGTAAACGATTCAATAACTCCGCAATGATGGGTTTTGTTATTGTACCTGCACAACCATTTGGTTACAATTACCTTGGTGGTAAACTTCTAGCTGCAATCTGCACTTCACACGAAGTACGTGAGATTGTAAATGCGAAGTATGGAATGAATCTATGCCTCTTTGAGACAACCTCTTTGTATGGTAGTTCAAAGACTGTATCACAATATGATGGTATGAAACCATATATTCGTTACAAAGGCCTGACTGATTCCGATTTCTTACCAATGATGCACGGTAAACCATATTCCGACTTACGTGACTTTGTGCAAGACAAAGTTGGTCCTTTGGTAGAAGAAGATGCTTCTAGTAAGAAACTAAAAATCTCAATGAAGATTATATCACTAACTAAGGCTGCACTTAAAGGTACACCTGAAGGGGATACATTCATAGCAACGATCGAAAAGGCCAAAGGGTTGACAGAACAGAAGCGATATTACATTAGTGATTATGGTTTCAGTAACATGATTGACTATGTGAACTGTAAGACGGACGTGCTTATTCCTGGTGAAAACTATGAAAAACACAGTCTGGTAAACTTGATTGAATGGTGGAGAAAAAAGGCTTGCAATCGGTATGAAACCTTGTATAATGATAACCGGTTAAAAACCGAACTGGAGATTTGGACTTCTGGAAAGGAGATTCAAATCATAAGATAAATACTTTCTTTGAAGGTGTTAAATGGCTTATACTTTTTTCCCAAAGACTGCAACTGAAATCAAGCAAACTCTAAAGGGTGACAAAGGAAAGATAGATGATATAATCAATATCTTTGCTTACTTGAAATCAAAATTTAAATCGGTTGAATCTCCCATCAATATTGATCCAGCAGCAATTGCAAAAATTAATGTCACAAGAGATTTACAAACTGATATAGACCTCGCAAAAATAAAGCGAGAAGCAAAAGTAACCAAAGTCACAATGAAATTTGGTTCTGGATCATCTGGCGGCCGAGGTGTACAGAACAAAGGTAATGCATATGAAGGACAACTTGCAACTGCTTTGAGACAATGGTGGGATGGTGAAAAAATAACCGATGTGAAATTGAAAGATGCAGTTGATGATATTGTTAAATTACACAAATTAGAAAAATGTAAAAGTGTGGAAGTCAAAGAGGTTGGTGAGTTAAACAACAAACGACCTTTTATTTTTACACCACAAGTTTTAATCTCATCAAAAATTCCTGTACACGATAACAATCTGGGGCCCGTTGTTACCGACATTACATTAATTTGCGATAAAAAGGAAATTTACTTGAGTTTAAAAACTGGCGGCACAGTAACTTTTTTCAATTCAGGCATTCGTACCGTTCTTTCACCAGCAGAAATCAAGTCTGGTAAAATTACAAACAAAGATGGATTGAAGATACTTAATATGTTCAATATCAATGATGCATTGTTTTGTGATATCTACAATGGTAAACTCAAAAAAGGTTATGTTGAAGATGTTTGGAAAACAATGTCATCTAAACAGAAGAATGAATTGAAAAACTTTTTGATTTCTGGTGTTGGCCATGGATACACAATTGTTCATAAACTCACGGGTAAAACCGAAGTGTATGAAATTGACAAAGACTATATGACCTCAGCTGCAACACCAAATTCATGTAACGTGTATTATGGTGGTAAATCAGGTACAGGTAAGCGTATTGACATGGAGATAGAAACCGGTCATTACATTCTTAAACTAAACATACGTGATACACAAGGTGGTGATGGTTATCCTACCCGTATGATGTGTGATTACTCTTACAAATAATGGCACTAACAGACTTCGATAAAATTCTAAAGAGTTATGAGGACACCGAAAATGATTTCGGTTTCTCAGCTATTTCGGAACAGGAATATAATTCTACAATTAAAGAAAGTGTACAGACCGTTGAGAATTACAAAGTAAATTTGGATGAAACGGAAAGACGTTTGGTTGAAGTTGAGAAGATGATTATCCCTTTCCTAAAGAAACTACATAGTACAGGAGATAAAGAATATATCTACTGGCCTAATCGCAAACCAGCAATTGAAAAACAGATTGAGGCAATTCTAAAACTGACTAGAGGATGATAAATTATGAAGCCGTTAGTGACTGTGATTACACCTACAACGGGTGCTCCGTATCTACGCCAAGCGATAGACTCGGTTAAAAACCAAACTTATGATAATATACAACACCTCGTTGTTGTAGATGGCCAACCAAAAGGTCGTGTGATAGCAAGAGAGTATCCACACATCGACCTAATAGACCTCCCATACCCAACAGGACTTGACCGGTTCAACGGACACCGAATATATGGTGCATCTGTATATCTTGCAAAAGGTGACTTGGTTTGTTTCTTGGATGAAGATAACTACTACGATACCACACACATTGAATCGTTGGTGAAAGTTATTGAAAAAGGCAACGATTGGGCTTTCTCTTTGCGTAAAATTGTAGACAAAGAAAGTAATTACGTTTGCCTGGACGATTGTGAATCATTGGGTAAATGGGAATCTTGCATTGGTGATTACTTTGTTGATGTTGGTTGTTTCTTTCTACCAAAGATGATTGCAATTCAAACAAGTGCAATTTGGTATCGTAAGGCAAGAGAACCTGGAGTACCAGAGGTTGATAGAATGTTGACTCATGTATTGAGAAACAACAATTTAAAATATGACACTAACGGCGACTACACCTTAAATTACCGCACAGGTAACACACAGTTATCGGTGCAATCTGAATTCTTCTTACAAGGAAATAAGAAGATGCTTGAAAAATATAATGGAGATTTACCATGGAACAAAAAGACCTGATTATAGGGGCATTTAAAAACTATAACTACGAACAAGTCAAACCTTGGATCGAATCTATTAATGAATGTGGATTCAAAGGTGACAAAGTGCTGATTGCAATTGATGCATCAGAAGAAACAATATTAAAAATAACTAAAGCAGGTTTTACAGCCATAGCAGCAAAGTCTATGTCTGGTGCAATGTTTCATATGGAACGTTTCATTCACATCTATGACTACTTGAAGAAACATAATGGTGAGTATCGTTATGTTGTCAGTACCGATGTACGTGATGTAATTTTTCAACTTGATCCGATGGAATACTTGTCACATGTACTAACAAATAATTCTGGTTATGATTTGATTGGTGTATCTGAATGTATACTAGTTAAAAATGAACATTGGAATCGTGACAACATTTTAAAATGTTTTGGTACATATTTCTATGAAGAAATTAAAGATTTCGAAGTATTAAACGTTGGTACATTGGCTGGTAAAGCACACATCATTTCTGACCTATGTGGTATGTTGTATCAATTGTCTTTGAATAGAGCGGATTGGGTTGCAGACCAAGCTGCATATAATATACTGATGGGTTGGTTCCCATATATTGATTTGACATATATCAGTGGTTTAAATGATGGTTTTTGTTGCAACCTACATGTGACAAACAAACCAATTGAAAAAGACCACTTTGCTCCATTCATTACAGAAAAACATCCAATATTTGAAGATGGTTTAATGAAAACTGGTGATGGTCAACCTTATTATATTGTTCACCAATATGACCGAGATCCAGAATTGAAGAAATTTTATCATGATAAGTATAAGGTTGAAGAATTAATTACTTTTAGGACAACATAATGATTACTATTGTTACTGCTTTTTATGACATTGGTCGTGGAGAATGGACACCAGATAAAGGTCTACCACACTATCTACAAAGAACCACCGATACATACATTGAACGTTTCTCACACATGGCTCAAATGGAAAACGAAATGGTTGTATTTTCCACACCAGACATTATTGAGAAACTAAAACCTTTGCGTGGTGATAGACCAACAAAATTTGTTTCGTTTGATATTTTTAGTAAGTATGCAGACTTGATTAAAGATGTACATAACATCCAAAGAACTGATGCATTTCAAAATCTAATTGTTCCAGAACAACGAGCAAATCCAGAGTATTGGAATGCACATTATGTGGTTGTTAACTTTCTCAAGTCTGTGTTTGTCAATCTGGCCATCAAACATAATATGGTCAGTAATGAACTGGTGTCTTGGTTGGATTTTGGTTACTGCCGCACAGCTGATAAAGTTCCTGCAAGTAAAAAATGGTCTTATGACTTTGATGTAAACAAGATGCATCTATTCAATTACAAAGACTATGATAGCAAACCAATACATGAAATTATTGCAACAAATGATGTTTACATTCTTGGTGCAAAAATTGTTGGTGGTGTAACTGCATGGCCGAAATTTGAATCTGCAATGAAAGAGAACTTAATTGAATTAGGTACAAATGGTTTGATTGACGATGACCAAACACTTATGTTAATGTCAACAATTAAATATCCAGAATTGTTTGAACTACATAAGATTCCGGACCACCAACTCGGACTTGATCCGTTTGTTATTTTTAGTGACTTTAATAAAGAGGTATAATATGAGTGATGTAATTAAATTTAATACTGAAACACAAGCATTTGGTGTTCAAAGAGCTCCAACCAAGTGTTCTGGTTATGGACTTGGCGAATTAACCAAAGGTATGAAAAAAGGATTGGAGATTGGTTGTTCTGAGGCACACACCTCAAAGTTTCTTTTAGACACCAATCCAGAATTGACACTATATTCAATTGATCCGTATGTTGCATATACAGATTGGAACGGTAATGTATTGAATGACCGAGAAGAATTCTTTCAACGTGTGACTAAAGAGATGGCAGTTTACGGTGACAGATTCGTTTTGATTAGGGATTTTTCAGACAATGTTGTTGACAGGTTCAATGATGGAGAATTCGATTTCATCTTTATTGATGGTTTACATACTTACGAACAACTTACAAAAGATTGTCACAACTATTATCCAAAAGTTAAAAAAGGTGGTATATTCTCTGGCCATGACTATCAAACTATTCCTGGTGTCAATAAAGCCGTTTGTGAATTTGCACCAACCAAAACAGACAAGGTTCTGACAACTGAATGTGATGTTTGGTATTGGTACAAATGAAATCAATTTTTATAGTAACATCTTGTTTGATACCTGCAATTGGTGTCTTTAGTCCAGAAGAACGTCTGAAACAAACACTAGAAACTGTTGATTCTATTAGAAAAAAATCTCCAGATTCATTCATCGTACTTTCCGATGTATCAATACAATCATTGACAGACAAGTATTCAGAACTTGTTTCTAAGGTTGACTTATTCTTAAATTTGAATCAGGTTGATTTTTTATTACACTTTACCAAAAACGGAATGAAAAGCCAAGGTGAATGTGCAATGATGCATGTTGTATTAGACTATCTAAAACAGAATTCGGATTTATTAGAAGGTGTTGACCGTGTATTTAAAATAACTGGTCGCCTACAACTTGATGATGGTTTCGATATTAGTCAATATGATGGATTGAATGGTAAATATGTATTCAAAGAACGCATACCAACATGGATGAGTGAACCTGTTCACGGAGCAACTCATGTTTTTGATACTCGTTTGTGGTCAATGTGTACTTCTCTGGTAGATACACACCAGCTAGTGTTACAGGAAGTCTTTCCTTTATTAGGTCCTTTAGACTTGGAACACGCATATTACAGTATTATAGATAAAGAAAAAGTAGTAGAATTTGACCGAGTTCATTGCAAGGGTCAAGTGGCATCAACAGGTGAATGGAAATTCGACTGATTTTGAGTACTATATATCGAACCCAATATTTGACAGATTTATGAATCTGTGATATAATCCATTATAAATAACCCTACGGACAACCAAAGTGTGTTGTAATTCAATAGGTAGACAATGTTATCATTCAAAACTTTTTTAACAGAGCAAGAGGATCCTGAAGAAGGCGCCAGCCGTCAGATTAAACACCTGACCCATGTGGAAGACCGACCTCTACAAACTGGTGAAAAAGGTGCTGCACATGCTATCAAGTCATTATCAGCTGCAGCAGAACACATTAAGGCAGGCAATAAAACCTCCGAACTAACGACAAAATATGATGGTTCACCAGCACTTGTTTATGGCCATCATCCAAAGACAGGTAAATTCTTTGTTGCATCCAAGTCTGCTTTCAACAAAACACCAAAGATTAATTACACACCAAAAGACGTAGATATGAACCACGGTCATGCACCTGGTCTTGCTGCAAAATTAAAAGATGCATTAACACATTTACCTAAGATTGCACCAAAACAAGGTGTATATCAAGGTGACATGATGTTCGGTACCGACAAAGAAGATAAGAAAAGTGAAAAGGGTGGTGGAACATCCTTTCATCCTAATCCATCCGGTCTAACATATACTGCTCACGGAACACATGAAGGCTCAGTTAAGAAGGCGAAGATTGGTGTTGTAACACATCTATCATATCATGGTAAAGATGCAGCCAGTCTAAATGCATCACATGAAGTTGACCACGAAAACTTCAACAAACATTCAGATGTATTCTCTGTCGATCCAAGAATGGACACATCAAAAGTACATTTTAGTCCGGAAGAACAAAAGAAATTCAGTAAACATATTGCAGATGCACAAGCAGTCCATGATACACATGGTGATGATATGTATGCTGGTTCAAGCGCACACCACGGCATCGGCGGCGCCTTAGAGACATATATGAATCATACTGTTCGCACAGGCGAAGAAGCAAATCACAAGAACTTTAAGAATTGGTTAGAAACCAAAAAGAACAAAGACATTGACAAACTCAAAGTCGAGAAGAATAAGAAAGCCAAACAAGCAGACCTAAAAGATGAGTTAGGTAAGATTGAACGAAACAAGAAACACTACAACAATCTTTTCAAAATGCATGGTCACTTGCAGGCAGCTAAAGATACACTCATTGGTGTTATGAATCAACACCAAGAATTCCAACACACACACGGCGGCGAATCTGCGAATCCTGAAGGATATGTTTTCCATCACGGCAAAGAATCTGATAAATTCGTTAATCGTGCGGAATTCTCACGTAGAAATTTTGCTGGAATAAGAAACATATGAAAAAGTTTTTAGAAAAATTACACGAAGATGCACAGACCCACACACCTGTGGTTATGGCATTTGGTCGAATGAACCCACCAACTATTGGTCACGAAAAACTGGTCAATAGAGTCACACAGTTAGCCAAAGATTATAAAGCACCACACCACATTATTGTGTCACATTCTATGGATGCAAAGAAGAATCCATTGGAACTTGCAAGTAAAATTAAACACGCAAAGAGATTCTTTCCAGGTGCGAACATAACTGGTTCAAGTAAAGAGAAACCAACATTCTTACAACATGCAGCTGCACTACATGCGGCTGGACATGACCACTTGGTGATGGTTGCTGGTTCAGACCGTATTCCAGAATATGAACAAAAGTTAAATCAATATAATGGTGAAGGTCCAGGTAAATTATTCAACTTCAAAAAGATTGAAGTGAAGTCTGCTGGTCAACGTGATCCAGATGCCGAAGGTGCAGAAGGTATGTCAGCATCCAAAATGCGTGAACATGCAAAGAGTGGAGATTTCAATTCTTTCCGCCAAGGTGTTCCATCACACGTTCCAGATAATCACGCTAGAGCATTGTTTCGTGATGTTCGTAAAGGCATGGGATTGAATGAAGATTTCAACCGTGGTCTGTTTAAAGCCATCTTTGTGACTGGCGGACCTGGTTCAGGTAAAGACATTATCATCCGTGAAGCGATTGCAGAATCAAAAGCAGTCGAGTTAAATTCTGTGCAAGCATTTGACTTATTGATGGACAAACAAAAGTTGTCTGAAAAAACAAATGACTACCGTAGAGAAGCAATTCGCAACCGTGGTCCACTAATCATCAATGGTCCTGCTGACGACCACACAAGAATGATTACCATTAGAGAAGAACTAGAAGAATTTGGTTATGAAACCGCTATGGTGTTTGTTGATACAACCAACGAAGCCAGTAAAGAACGTAATGAGAAGTTGAACAAATCAATTTCCGAATCAATCAGATATGATAAGTGGCAACTTGCACAAACTTCAAAAGAAGCATATCGCCAGAATTTTTCCAATTTTATAAATTTCAATAATAGTTCCACTTTCGAAGAAATTCAAGAGGATATTACTGACACTTACGGAGAAATAAATAGGTTCATCGAGGACAAAAATTACAATGAAATTGCGTTCTCTTGGTTGGAAAGTCGTGGTAAAATTAGTATCACATCATTATTTAAGGAAAATGAAAATGTTAAGAAAAATTCTAGATTTTTTGAAAGTTACAAAACCAAGCGCACCAGCGGCACCAGTGGAAGTCCAAGTCTCAACACCGGAACCGGTCCAAGAGCAGAAGGTCCAGGAAGTGAACTCCCAGATAATCGTGCAGGAGACAGTAACGCCGACAACATCAAGTGGGACGGAAACAAAAAACGTGGCGGATACACCTTCAGAACCTACACCGAAGAAAGCCCCAGCCTCAAAGTCAACCCAATCCCCAAAGAAAACAACTTCTCCAAGGACAAAGAAAAAGTAAAGCGTAATCGTTTTACTGATGCACCAACTGTCAATCAACGTATGAGAAATATTACAACAGTTGGTCCAGAATTTGATACACGCCAACAGGGAACAGTATACCCTATGTCTGGTCTAGGCGATGTAACATATAGAGAGTCTTACAATAATCCAGCTGATACCGAAATGGGTGTTAGTGGTGTTTTGGGTGGTGCAACAAATAAGGAACCTATGGAAAATCCAAGAGACAAGTTTGGTTCAAGTTCTCTAAAGAATTCTCTAAAGAAGAAAAAGAAATGAAAAAATTCACAGAATTCGTAAAAGAATCCACAAAAGAAACTGAACACCACGATGCTCAGGAAATCAAACGTCAAAAGGCACACTTGATGGACAAAGCTAAAGAGTATGGTGACCAAGCACAAAAAGAAAAACATTTCGGTCATGGTGGCGCCGCACAAGCAAAAGGTGAGACTATGGCTGCAGCTGCAAAAAACATTAAAGGAGAGTAACATGATAGACTTAAAAAAGAACGATGCACTTGCTGATGCGGTAAAAGAAATTTTACAGCAAGAAGCTTTAAAAGGTAATCAACACGAAATTGATAAAAATAAGAACAATAAAGTTGATGCACACGATTTCAAAATTCTTCGTGGTGAAAAGAAAGCAGTTAAAAAAGAAGAAGTTGAAACCGTTGAAGAAGGTCTTAAAGATATTGCCAAGAAAGCTTTCAAAGCTTTGACTGGTGGTTCAGATGAAGACCAACTTAAAGCACTACAGAAAAGAGCTGGTGCACCAGTAACTGGTAAAAAACCAGAACCAAAAAAAGAAGAAGTTGAAGTTTCAACCCAAAAAACTTTGAAGCAATTCAGAGAAAATGCATTTGACTGGAAAAAGAAACCAGAACCACAACCAAATGGCGGTTCAGGTGTAAAACAAGGTTCACGTTATGGTGGTTCTAAACAGAAAGATAAACCAGAACAGGAAACAGACGAAAAAAAGTAAATGAGGCAAAAGGACCAACCAGTCAGGAAGACGGACCTTTTGTCTCTAGTATTAATGATACACATGATTTGAAGCCATTGAACCACGCAAGGTACTTGGCTAAAAAATCTTTAAATAGAGTTCAAAAAGAAATGATGAACAAATAAGGCACAATAATGAGCAAAGCACAAACATTAAAATCTATAGTTAAAAGGGGGGGTGCAGAAAAGCCTTCTTTTGGAACCAATCCTTGGGATCCATGGTCCGCAAAAGCAAATATTGCGGAAGATGCTGCTTTGGATCAATATTTGACCTCTAGAGGTATCAATCCGAAACACGTTTCTAAAGACCAGAAGGTTGCACATTCCAAGATGGGTCAATTCCTAAAATGGAAAAGAGACCACATGTCTGAAGCTGTAGACAGGAAAGATACAATTGTTTTTGACATTCCTTTATTGATTCGTGTGTTAGAATTTGCTCGTGAAGAATTGAAATCAGACGTATTACTACACAAAATGGTAGAAAGATTGATTTCTATCCGTGGTAAGGGAACATTGACAATGAACCAATATGGCAAGATTGTCAAAGAAGAAGCTGAATCTTTAGGTGAATCTTTTCCTGAATATGGTGAAAGAGCCAATAAACTTTTAAAAAGAAGTCATGAACTGTATGATAAATCTCGTTCAGAACCAGACGCTTCAAAGAAAAAAGAAATGGTTTCTAAGTCAACAAGAGCTCATGGTATTTTTATGAAAGCCAAAGAAAAACACATGAGTCGTCATCCTGAAGATGCAGAATCTTTACGAAACAAAACAATGTCTGGTGCAAGCAAAGATTATGAAGGTGGTAAAAAATGGACTGGCGATTCTGTTGAACATCCGGAAGACACTAGTGTTATTTCTGAAATCAGCAGTGCAACTTTGGATAGTTACAAAGAGAAGGCCAAGAAGTCAGCTGATGATTTGTCAGCAAAAGGTGAATATAGAAAATCTACAAACCGCTGGTCTAACATTATGAAGGCTACTGGTAAACAGATTGATAAGACAACTGCCAGCATTAAGAAGTCTTTGAACAAGGAAGAAACTGTTTCAGAGGTTGCACCTCCAGGATTTGAGGGTACCGTCAAGGCCATGAAAAAACATAAGGATATTGATAATCCTTATGCGCTCGCATGGTCAATGAAGAACAAAGGTTACAAGTCACATAAGAAGGCTGACGGAACACCAAAGAATGAAAACTTTCAGGATCCAATGGCCGCATCATCAATGCCTAATGACGGTGCAAATAGTCCTGATGATGTTGAACAACCAAAGAATAAAAAGTTAATTCAAATGTCTAAGTCTGCTCGAATCATTAAAAACCTTTATAAAAAGAAGGGTATGAAAGAGGAGATTTATGACCACGAAAAGGAAGATAAATCTGTTGCATCTTCTGGTAAAAAACCAAAAATGCAAAAGATAAGTACTGGTTTAGAAGAACCACAAGCCGCAGCGGTATTAACAGGCGGTACCACCATGACTGGTGAAAAGAGAGATACCATCGAAATCGACCCTATGATGAAGATGCGTAAACCAATTTCTGGAAAAAGATAAATACAAAGATAACCCTCGGTTAAAAGGAGAATAAAATGTCATCTTGGGGAAATAACGACAACGCAGCTAACGCACCATATTGGGCAGTTAACTCAACAATAGTCAATGCAGCTGACGTAAAAGCAGTTGCAGCTGCACCTACCGCAGCAAACGTTGCATTACTATATGGTAATACAACAGCTGATGTATATACAACAGGTCAAACCATTGGTTTGTTTTCTGTTGATGCACAGGAATCATTAGTAACTCATGCCCAACACACTGGTTGGGTACTAAGAACTACAGGTTCTGGTGGCCGTGCCGGACGTGTTCAAAATGAAGTTTTGGTTGCTTTGAGTGGAGTTACTGGTGACGGTGACGCACAACAATATGCAAACGTTTCTATCACATTGAGTGGACCAGCTGATGCTGCTGTTCTTGCAAATGCTACATACTATGCTAACGTTGCAACCTTCAGCGTAACACCAAGTTTGGTTGGAAACACATCTGCAACACTAACATATCAGTGGCAGTACAACTCTGGTTCAGCGTGGGCAAACATTCCTGCAAACACAGTACCAATGCAATACAGCGGCGCAACAAGTTCAGTATTGTATGCAAGACCTGGAACTACAGCAAACAACGCAACGAAGTATCGTGTTGTCGTTACTGCCGCAGACCAAGGTGTATCAGCAACATCCGCAAACGCAGTTATTACTGTAACCTAATAAAAGGGGCTTCGGCCCCTCTTTAATATGTTTGATGATTTGAATGAAGAAAATTTTATGTTGTATGCTATGAAATGCTATACATCACCACATTGTATTATGTCGGAATTTGAGGGAGATATCAAAAGAACGAAATATCTGAAAAGATTGTTTCGTAGATATAAGATAACAAAATCCCTCAAAGAACGATTAATAATGAACCATATCATTTTATTGAATAATGTTTTTGGTCCGGAAGCAACGGCAAGAATATTGTTCTATAAGACTGATGAACGTGATTATGATATTCTAAAAACTTTTTTAGACTATCTTGATATTATGCCTGATTTTGTTTATGGTATCAATGGAAAAACTATATTATCATCCGATTTACCACTAGATATGAATGTCGCAGAGATATTAAGAAACATATGAAAACATTTCAAGAATATTTAAACGAAGTTAAGAAACCAACCGGTGACCTGAAGAAGGCCTGTTGGGACGGCTATACTGCTGTCGGTACAAAACAAAAAGGTGGACGTACAGTTCCGAATTGTGTACCTGAAGAAATTGTCAAGGAAGCTCATGGTCCTTGGGGCAAAATATCACAGGCTAGTTTAGATAAAATTGCAAAAGCCAAAAAACGTGAAGAAAAAGAAAAAGGTATTCTGAGAAGACCTGGATCAAAGTTACGAAAAGATACACCTAATTATGTTGCTAAAGTAAATGACCTTTCTGAAGAAGAATTAGAAGAAAATCATATTGCAATCGCCATGGGTAAAGAGATGGATGATGAGGGTAGTATGATTATGAATCAACTGGATCACATGGAACGTTCCATCAAAATGATGCGTGATGTGGTTAAGGATCCAAATATGCAGATACCTGCTTGGGTTCAATCTAAGGTAACATTGGCCGCAGACTATATTGAAACAGCTGCTGGTTACATGTCTAGTAAAAATGAAGAAGTTGACCTAGAAGAAACTGCTGCATGGCAACGCAAAGAAGGCAAAAGTGAATCTGGTGGTTTGAATCAAAAAGGTGTTGATTCTTATCGTAGAGAAAATCCTGGTTCCAAACTAAAAACAGCCGTCACAACAAAACCATCAAAATTAAAAGCAGGTTCAGCTGCAGCAAATCGCCGCAAATCATTCTGTGCTAGAATGTCTGGTATGAAAAAAAGATTAACTTCAGCAAAAACTGCTAATGATCCAGATTCACGCATTAATAAATCTTTACGTAAATGGAACTGCTAATGAAAACATTTCAAGAATATATTACAGAAAAGGGTAGATGTTGGACTGGTTACAAACCTGTTCCAGGCAAAAAAGCATATTCTGATAATAGTTGTGTGAAAGAAGACGGTATGGCCGGAGCACCAGCAAATAGTGTTGGTGGTGGAAACATTGCTGGTTCTGGTGGCGCTGGCGGAGAACCTGGTGTTTCTAAGAAAAGAAACCCTGTAATGTCATTCGTTAAGCGTAAATAAACATGTGGTTATTGCAATGGTTGCCTAATTGGATTTTCTACGCCGTCTTAATAGCCGGCGTTTTTGGTTTGGCCGCATCATATCTTATCAGATTCTTATCATTCATACCATTCCTTTACGTTTATAAAACACCAATACAATTAGGTTCTATTGCTGCGATTGTGATTGGTACATTCATGGCTGGCGCAATCCACGATAATGAACAGTGGGAAGCAAGAGTGCGAGAGATGGAAGAAAAAGTTGCTGCAGCTGAAGTACAATCAAAGGAAGAAAATATTAAGATTGTTGAAAAAGTGGTAAACAAGGTGCAAATTGTTAAGACCCGTGGTCAAGACATTGTTAAATATGTGGATAGAGAAATTGTAAAGTATGACACAAAATTTGTTCCAGGTGGTGTATGTGAGATACCAAAAGAATTCGTAGAAGCTCACAATAGAGCAGCAGAGGCACCAAAATGAATGAGAGAACAACAGAATATTTAATATGGGCTATCTTTATTGTTGTAATGGTGTTTATGATGGGCTGTTCTACAACAGTTCCAGTTACCGCTAAATTTCCAGAAGTACCTGAGAAATTGAAACAGAAATGTCCTCAATTAGAAAAATTAGTAGATGATCCAAAGTTAACAGACATAAGCAAAACAGTTACAATAAACTATACAACATACTATGAGTGTGCGGTGAAAAATGATGCATGGATTGAATGGTATGAAATACAGAAACGAATATTTGAAGGTGTGAAATGACAGAAGAACAAGAACAAACTAAAGAACGCACTGGTTGGATTATTACATTTTTGGCTGCATTTTTGGCTATCACATCATTACTTGATGGTGGCAATTCATCACAGATTTTAGATAACACGATTGAAGCAAACAATGTTTGGTCTTTCTATCAAGCAAAAAGCATTAAACAGTCATTAGCTGAAATAACATACGATAATGCTGTTCGTAATGGAGACAAAAGAAAAGCCCAAATTATGAAGGCTAAAATAGAACGTTATGAATCTGAACCTTCATCAGGTGAAGGTAAAAAAGAATTGATGGCCAAGGCTCGTGCAATTGAAGCTAAGAGAGCAGTAGCGGAACTAAGAAGTCCTTGGTACACATACTCTAATGCTTTCTATCAAATTGCAATTGTTATATTAGCTGCATCTATGTTGACGTTGAATAAAAAAATGTATTGGATTGGTATCGGTCTTGGTGCTTTTGCAGTATTGTTAATGTCACAAGGTGCTTTTTTATGGTTACCGATAATATTATAAGGATTGAAAATGGAATTAACAAAAGAACAATTAAAACAATTACTTCCAAAAAACCCATATATTGATAACTGGCATCACGCCCTATCAATTCTACTACCGGATTATGAAATCAATACACCTCAGAGAATGGCTGCTTTCATAGCACAATGTTCACATGAGTCTGGTGGTTTCATGGTTCTCAAAGAGAATCTAAATTATAAAGCAGCATCACTACGTAAACTGTTTGGTAAGTATTTTCCAAATGATGAGATTGCAAACCAGTATGCATCTAAACCAAACAAACAGGAAGCAATTGCAAACCGCATCTATGCATCACGTATGGGTAACGGAGATGAGGCGTCTGGTGATGGATACAAGTTCTGTGGCCGTGGTTTAATCCAATTGACTGGTCGTGACAACTATACTTTCTTTGCAGGCAGTCTCGATATCACAGTAGAAGAAGCATCAGAATATCTACAGACATTTGAAGGCGCAGCACAATCTGCTTGCTGGTTCTGGGAAACAAATAAATTAAATCAGTGGGCTGACAAAGGTGATATCGTCACATTGACAAAACGTATCAATGGTGGAACGATTGGCCTTGAAGACCGCATCAAACATTATGAACACGCACTTCATGTTTTTGGAGTTTAATGTGAAAAAAATTATATTAATACTTGCATTGTTACCTTGTTTGGCATTTGCACAAAAAGCACCACAAGGTGTTACATATGACGCACAAATATTAAGAGTAACGGATGGCGATACAGTTGTTATCGCCGCACCCTTTCTACCTGCACCCCTTAAGCCCGAACTTGCGGTACGAGTCTATGGAGTCGATACTCCAGAAAAAGGATTTAGAGGTCAATGCGATAGTGAAAAACAACGTGGTGAAGCCGCTTCCGTTTTCACTAAAGGTCTCATTAACGCCAGCCAACAGCGACAAGTCATACTATACGGGTGGGATAAATTCGGTGGTCGTGTATTGGGTGATATCATTCTAAACGGTCAAAGTCTCCGTACCCAATTGATTGCCAACGGATTTGCTCGTGAATATTACGGTGAAGCTAAAACTTCTTGGTGTAATTAAGGAAAAAACATGAACGATAAAAAACTATTATATGTAGCAATCGCAATGATTATTTTACCTTTATCATTGGCATTTTTTGGTGGTGATAGATTCCGTTATCCATGTCAAGACCCTGATAATTGGGACAAAGAATTTTGTAAAATGCCAAAATGTGATGTGACAAGAACTTGTCCAGAGCATATTTTTAAAGGACAGAGGGATCCAAGATTAGGTCCACCAACAACAAGAGTTGAACCTATGGGCCAAACTCCTGCACCAGCACAATGTACAACACCAACACAAGGAGCGAATTGTGGAAAATAATAATAATTTCATGTATACAGAAGAGCAGTTAATGGCTCGTCTAAAATTCTTTATCGGTATTTGTTTAGCATTAACATTGACAGGTATTGTATTTGTCGTGTTATACTCCATCATCTTTGTAACTCAACCATTAAATGCAATTAGTCCTATTGACCAAAAATTCTTTGAGTTGATTATTCCTATTGCAACATTCTTAACTGGTACTCTATCAGGCATTATGTTAGCCGGTAATGATAAAGACCTTAGAGCAAAGGCGCTAGATGCAGCAAATAAACCACCAACCGTTTCAGGACCACCACCAAATGCACCGTCAACTAATGCACCAAGCAACAATGCAACATTTGGCACACCAACGCCAAGCGCAGCAACATTTGCACCAGCAGCACAAGTTGTCACAGGATTTGGAGGCAAACCAGCACCTGCACCAGCCCCACAACCAGAAATCTAAATAAATGACATTCTTTAGAAGTATGTTATCAGATGGTGTCAATGGCACCATCTCCAGTAAAAGAGTAGTTACATTACTATCATTCACCATGTGTGCATTTGGGTTTGTTGCTATGGTGTATGGTTATCCAATTGACACCAAAATATATGACTCTATGATGTATATTGTGCTTGCGGGTTTAGGTTTTACAGCTTCAGAAAAATTTGTTAAAAAGGACGAAAAATGAAAAATTATATATTTGTAGCAGGATTGTGTCTTGCACTTAATGTTTACGCAGCAGAAACAAAAAAAGTTTGTGTTGATGTAAAAGACAAACAAGGTCAAGTTGTTAAAGACAAAGCCGGCAAACCAAAACAGAATTGTAAAGAAATGAAAGTTCATAAGAAACTTGAAGGCACAGAAGTACCTGTGAAAAAATAATGGCATACTCTGATAAGGTAATCGACCATTACGAAAATCCACGAAACGTGGGTAAGTTTCAAGAAGATGATACCATAGGTACTGGTATGGTCGGTGCGCCTGCTTGTGGTGATGTAATGAGGCTTCAAATTAAAGTTGAGGAAGGAATCATTACCGATGCGAAATTCAAAACATACGGATGCGGAAGTGCAATTGCCAGTTCAAGCCTCGTTACCGAATGGGTCAAGGGAAGGACGCTTGACGAAGCGGGAAAAATTAGTAATTCAACAATTGCTGAAGAGCTTGCCCTCCCACCGGTTAAAATACATTGTAGCATACTTGCAGAAGATGCTGTGAAAGCGGCCATTAACAATTATAAGGGAAAACATGTTGACAGTAACTGCGAATGCCATTGAACAAATAAAAGAAATTTTATTGGAAGAAGAAAGTTCTAAATACGTCAGAGCGTTCATCGAAGGCGGTGGATGTTCTGGTTTTAATTATGGTTTCATGATAGAGGATGTTAAAAATGAAGATGATTTCGAAGTAACTGAAAAATTACTTGTTGATTCTGCCAGTATGCAATATTTCTCTGGTGCAACAATAGATTATAAAAAAGACAGACTAACAGGATCACAATTTGTGATTACCAACCCAAATGCCAAATCCACTTGTGGATGTGGCAGCAGTTTCAGTGTATAAGAAAGAACTAAATGGCTACCACAGTAGAACGAATCGGCATTGTTGAAACTAAGGTCGAAAACCTTAGTGAAAAAATGGACGACCTAAAGGTTGATGTTAAAGAGATGCATGATTGTCTGGATAAGACTAGGGACACTTTGACGGAAAAACTGGAAGAAATGTATAATGCATCATGCTCTCAGCATGCCGAACTTGCCGCAAAAATTGGTGACCTGGAAAAGATTAGACAAAAGATTGTTTGGATGGTTGCCGGTGGTGTTGCGGTACTTGGAATACTTTCTGGCCATATTGAAAAGATACTTGCATTTTTTCATTAATTGGTGTATAATCTAGTTTCTTGTAAACTCTACACCATTTTGTTATGTCCGTTTTTATTGATAGAACCTTTTTGCTAAGGGTATCCCCGAAGCTTCAAAAATTCACACAGAAGAAAGAGAACCTGTACAACTTCAGGTGTCCTCTCTGTGGCGACTCGAGCAAAAACAAAACCAAAGCCCGTGGTTATGTTTACGAAAAAAAGAACAACTACTTTTACATGTGCCACAATTGTGGTGCATCCACATCCTTTTATAATTTCCTGGAGAAGGTTGATTCGAACCTAGTTAAAGAATATGCACTTGAACGTTACAAGAATGGTGAACAGGGACGTGACAATTACGTTAAACCAACTTTCGAAGAATTCAAATCTGAAACCCCGAAGTTTCGTGTTAAATTCGATATTCCATCGGTCGAATCGTTACCAGAAGAACATTTTGCGAAGGTGTATGTCAAATCCCGCAAAATACCAGAGTCGTTCCATGCACACCTTTATTTTGCACAAGACTTTAAAGGCTTTGTCGAAAGTCTGCAAATAGAAAAAGAAGGCCTAAAGGAAGATGACCCTAGATTGGTAATACCGTTCTATGATGAAGAAAAGAATCTAGTGGCTTTTCAAGGTCGTGCATTAGGTGAATCTAAACTCAGATACATCACTGTAAAGACAGACAAAGAGAATCACAAGTTATTTGGCACTGACAGGATCGACACAGAACAGATGATATATGTCGTGGAAGGTCCTATTGACTCCATGTTCCTGGAGAATGCCGTTGCGACTGCGGATTCGAACCTGATGGCTGCATCTAAACACTTTGATAAGTCTAAAATTGTTTTGATATATGATAATGAACCACGCAACAAAGAATTACATAAACAGATGGACAAGGCTATTGAGGAACACTATAATGTTGTCATCTGGCCAGAAATGATTGAAGAAAAGGATGTAAATGATATGGTTTTGAATGGCTTCTCACCTGACGAAATTCAAGATATCATAAGTAAACATACCTTTGTGAATTTGAGGGCAAAGATGGAATTTATTAATTGGAAAAAGACTTGAATGGAGATTTGTTATGAACGTGAAATTAATATCATACACACAGGGAGCAGACGGTAAGAATTTGTTGGAACAGGTTGCTTTTGCAGCCAGAGTCTCAAATCCTGCCAATCAAAATAATAGCGAAACTTCTGAAAAGTTGGTTCGTTATCTTATCAAAAATCAACATTGGTCACCACTAGAAATGGTGAGTATATGTTTAGAAATAGACACTACACGGGACATAGCAAGACAGATTTTGAGGCATCGTTCATTTTCCTTTCAGGAATTTAGTCAACGATATGCTGATGCGTCACAATTAGGTTTTGAATTGAAAGAAGCTAGATTACAAGATACAAAGAATCGTCAGAATAGTATTGTAACTGATAATCTTGCATTACAAGCTTGGTGGGAAGAACGTCAAAAAAGAGTATTGGAAGAAAGTAAGAATGCTTATGAATGGGCACTTGTTAATGGTATTGCAAAAGAACAAGCGAGAGCAGTTCTACCAGAAGGTATGACAGGTTCACGTTTGTATATGAACGGAACGCTTCGTAGTTGGGTTCACTATATACAACTCCGTAGCGCAAACGGGACACAGAAAGAACATCAAGATGTTGCATTGGCTTGTGCTGATGCCATTGAGCCGATTTTCCCTATGATTAAGGAGTACACCAATGGACAGTAAGAATGATGTAAGAATCTTTATGGATGCATGTGACCAAAAGGCAACAGATTTTGGGCCACAATCTGAACTATATGTGGATTTGATAATGGAAGAATTTAGAGAGCTTATTACGGCATATGGCAGTAGAAACATTGTAGAAATTGCAGACGCTACTGCTGATTTGAAATGGGTAATTGAAGGATTAGAACACACACTACAAATACCACAACAAGAAGTTTGGGACGAAGTTGCACGTAGCAATCTAGCCAAAATCTCAGAAGGTGGAAAAGTACTAAAGAGGCAAGATGGCAAAGTATTAAAACCAGAAGGTTGGACGCCACCTGATATTAAATCAATTATAAGAAAGTAAAAATATGGAATACATGGGTGTCAAAATAGACTTAGAAAAAGATAAACTATTTGATGAATTAGGAATTAAAAGATTACAAGAATCTTACATGCGTGATGATGAAACATCACCACAACAGAGGTTTGCATATGTATCATCGTCATTCGGAAGTAATACTGAACACGCTCAGCGCCTTTACGATTACGCCAGTAATCATTGGCTTAGTTATAGTACTCCAATTCTTAGTTACGGTCGTTCTAAGCGTGGTATGCCTATATCATGCTTTCTCAATTATATTGAAGACACTGCGGAGGGCCTAGTTGATAATCTTAGTGAAACTAATTGGCTTTCTATGCTTGGCGGTGGTGTTGGTATTGGCTTCGGTATACGTAGTGCAGACGACAAGAGTACTGGTGTTATGCCGCACCTCAAAATTTACGATGCTTCATCTCTTGCTTACCGTCAGGGTCGTACTCGCCGTGGAAGTTATGCTGCTTATCTTGATATCAGTCATCCCGACATTATATCATTTTTAGAAATGCGTAAACCTACCGGTGATCCAAATGTACGATGTATGAATCTACATCATGGTGTTAATATCACTGATGATTTTATGAAACTGATTGAAAACTGTATGTTGGATTCGGAAGCAGATGATTCGTGGAATTTAGTTGATCCTAAATCTGGTGAAATCCGTGAGACAGTATCCGCTAAACATTTATGGCAACAAATCTTAGAATTACGTATGCACACCGGTGAACCTTACATTCACTACATTGATACGAGTAACAATATGTTACCACAATTCTTAAAAGACAAAGGATTGAAAATTCATCAATCAAATCTTTGTTCTGAAATTATTTTACCAACAAATGAAGAAAGAACAGCTGTGTGTTGCCTTTCATCATTAAACTTGGAGTATTATGATGATTGGAAAAATGATTCCTTATTCCTTAAGGATGTGGCTGAAATGCTTGATAACGTTTTGGAGTTTTTTATTACTAATGCACCTGATACCATTTCCAGGGCTATTTACTCTGCTAGCCGTGAGCGTTCTATTGGCATTGGTGCCTTAGGTTTTCACGCATACTTGCAGAAAAACAATATTGCTTTTGAAGGTGTTATGGCTAAGGTTGCAAACAATCAAATGTTCAAACACATAAGGAGTAAATTAGATGAAGCTAATCAAATTCTTGGAAGCGAACGAGGGGAAGCTCCTGATGCTGTCGGCACTGGCCAGCGCTTTAGTCACCTTATGGCTATTGCTCCAAATGCTTCTTCGTCTATCATTATGGGAAACACTAGCCCTAGTGTCGAGCCTTACCGTGCTAATGCTTACCGTCAGGACACTTTATCAGGCGCATTTTTGAATAAGAATAAACACTTAGATAAAATAATTCAAAAACATGCTGAGATTCATCCAGAAGGATGGTCAGATGAAGTGTGGAGCAGTATTATTGCTAATGATGGTTCAGTTCAACATTTCGAGTGGTTGGATGAAAACGACCGAGCAGTATTCAAAACATCTATGGAAATTGACCAACGTTGGGTTATTGAATTGGCTGCTGACCGTCAACAATACATCGACCAAGCACAATCTTTGAATTTGTTCTTCCGTCCTGATGCACATATTAAATATATTCATGCAATTCATTTTATGGCATGGAAAAAAGGATTAAAAACACTTTACTACTGCCGTTCTGAAAAGATTGGTAAAGCAGACAAGGTATCTAAACGTATTGAACGTCAAGTAATCAAAGAACTTGATATGGTACAAGTAGCACAAGGTAACGATTGTATAGCTTGCGAGGGCTAATTGAAACCTACAATTGCATTGTTTCTACACCAACCAAAATGTTCGGTGCAATCTGGTAATGGCATCATCAAAGCACTTGAAAGCCATTACCATTTTAAAATATTTACAAGACATGAAGTAGAAAATGACTTCTTTGATAATGTTGATATTATTGCTTTTCCTGGTGGTTTGGGTGACAGTGATAGTTTCGATTATCTGTTTAAAAATAATCGTGACCGCATCACTGATTTTGTTCATAATGGCGGCCGCTATTTGGGAATTTGCATGGGTGCTTATTGGGCTGGCCGTGATTATTTTAATTTTTTACATAACGTAGAAGTTGAACAATACATAAAGAGACCTAATACAGATACAAAAAGACCACATGCAAAAAACTTGAAGATTGAATGGTTGGGAAAAGAAGAAAAAATGTTTTTTTATGATGGTTGTGCTTTTGGTGGAGGTCAATATGAAATTATTGCTAAGTATATGAATGATGATCCGATGGCAATTATACAAGATAAGCTTGGACTAATTGGTTGTCATCCAGAGAGTCAACCACATTGGTATAAATCATATAGTTGGATGAGAGGACTCTATCACAACGGAGAACATCATAAATTATTATTAGAATTTACAAATAAATTAATGGAGAGATAAGATGAAGATATTAAGATTTACAGCATCATGGTGTGGGCCATGCAAATCATTAGCAAAAAACTTAGAAGAAGCAAACCTATCGGTTCCAATTGAAGTGGTTGACGTTGATGTTCAATCCGATATTGCAGTTGAATATGGAATTCGTGGTGTGCCGACATTGGTTATGTTGGATGAAAATATTGAAGTTAAAAGATTGGTTGGATCCAAAACTGTGACTGAATTAAAAGAGTGGGCAACAGCATGATTAAGAAGATAGAATCTAGACTTACGGATGAAAGAAACAGTTTCAAACCTTTCAACTATCCATGGGCATATGATGCATGGTTGAAACACGAACAATCACATTGGCTTCACACAGAAGTACCAATGATGGAAGACGTTAAGGATTGGAAAAAGAAACTAAGCAAAGAAGAAAAACAATTTCTTACACACATCTTTAGGTTTTTTACGCAAGGTGACATTGACGTTGCTGGTGGATATGTTAAGAACTATCTTCCATATTTTCCACAACCAGAAGTTCGTATGATGTTATTGGGTTTTGCTGCAAGAGAAGCGTTACACGTTGCTGCATACAGCCATCTAATCGAAACACTTGGTTTACCTGAAGCCACTTATAACCAATTCTTAGACTATCAAGAAATGAAAGATAAACACGATTATGTGTTAGAACTTTCTTCTAAGAATGGTGATGCCGCCTCAACTGCAACCCATATCGCCGTGTTCAGTGCTTTCACTGAAGGGATGCAGTTGTTCTCATCTTTCATCATGTTACTTAACTTTCCACGCACAGGTAAGATGAAGGGTATGGGACAGATTGTTACATGGTCTATTGTTGATGAAACTCAACATGCAGAATCAATGATTAAATTATTCCGTTCCTACATAGAAGAAAACAAAGAGATATGGAATGACGAACTCAAAGGACGAATCTACACCATCGCCGAAAAAATGGTCGAACTGGAAGATAAGTTTATTGACCTCGCCTTTTCTATGGGCGCTATGGACGGTCTTTCTAGTGAAGATGTCAAAAAGTATATCCGTTATATTGCTGATAGGCGTCTTATATCTCTTGGTCTTAAGGGTATTTTTAAAGTAAAGAAGAACCCACTACCATGGGTTGAAGAAATGATTAACGCACCGACACACACCAATTTCTTTGAGAACAGAGCAACCGACTATGCAAAAGGTGCATTATCGGGAAACTGGGGAGATGTTTGGGCCAATTAAAGGAAAGATATGACAACAAGAACAATAACAGCGGAGTGTAGTAGCTGCGAATCCAGTTACGATGTAATTTATATGGAAGAACTAGTATCAGAAGAATTACCTGAGTTTTGCCCGTTTTGCGGTGAAACCATTGATTCAATATCCGAAGATGAATATATAGATGAGGATGATGAATCAGATGAGGACAAATGGGACTGAATTGGACATATAAAGACAAAGAATTTACAGAAGAATTGATTGGTGATAATTATGGTTTTGTGTATCTTATAACCAACAGTGTAACAAACAAAAAATACATTGGTAAGAAATTTTTCTATTCTTCAAAAACCAGACAAGTCAAAGGTAAGAAGAAACGATTCAAAGTTTCCTCGGACTGGCAAACTTACTATGGTAGTAACGAGGAATTGAAAAAAGATGTTATAATACACGGACTAGATTCGTTTAGTCGAGAAATTATACATCTATGCAAAAGCAAAGGTGAGTGTGGTTATCTTGAAGCAAAAGAACAGTTTGTAAATGGTGCTCTGGAAACAGATGACTATTACAATTCTTGGATTATGGTTAGAGTAAGAAAATCACATATTAAAGGATTGCAATGTTAGATTATTTGGCAGAAGTTGGTAATGAGTTTGATGCATTATTCTTTTTACCAATGGAAGATGAAGATAGTATCAACATCATCTCAAACAAATACAAAAATCCAGGTCAACCTATAGAAGGAAACGTTATTGGTTCTTGGTGGCACATTTTGTTGTTTAAATGCAACGAAGAAAGTGGTCAAGTAGAAGACCTGGATATCTTTGATGCCATTTTCTCGGATCCTAGGGAATACATATCTGGTTTAATACCACAAGGTTGGTATGGGTTAATTGCAAAGAAAACCACAACCTCCCACGATTTCCTAGATGATGCTGTTGACAAGTTCAAGTCAATGATGTAAAATGTGAGTATCTAAACTGAAAGTATATTATGATTCTCGTTGACCTTAACCAGGTATTACTAGCCGGATTGATGGCGCAAATTGCCAGTCAAAAAGGTGTTAAATTAGAAGAAGGCCTTATTAGACACATGGTTCTGAACATTCTCAGGACTCACCTAAAGAACTTCCGTGAAGAATATGGTGAAGTTGTGTTGTGTGCTGACAACCGTAAATATTGGCGCAAGGAATTCTTTCCTTTCTACAAAGCCGGCCGTAAAAAAACCAGAGAGAAATCTGAACTTGACTGGCATCTAATCTTTGATATGCTTTCCAAATTCAAGCAAGAACTCAGAGATAATTTTCCATACAAAGTAATTGATGTTGAAGGTGCAGAGGCTGATGATATCATTGGCACACTGGTGCCTCGTCATATCATGCATGAAAACATCCTGATTATTTCCAGTGATGGAGACTTCTTGCAATTACAAATGTATAATGGTAGAAGTGATTATACTGTCAAACAATATAATCCTGCACAGAAGAAATTTATTATCTCCAAAAATCCAATGGATGAATTAAAAGAGAAGATTATTCATGGTGATAAAGGTGATGGCATTCCAAACATTCTCTCATCAAGTGATACGTTTGTGCGTGAGATTCGTCAAAAAGTTATGACTGAAGCTAAACTCACTAAATTCATGGCACAAAACTATGCTGAATATGATGATGAAAATGCACGTATTGGTTTTTCACGCAACCAAACACTGATTGACCTGAGAAACATACCAGGTGATATACAATCCAAAATCATAAATACTTATGAAGAAACCAAACCAGCACCTAAAGGTAAAATACTGGATTATTTGATTACAAACAAACTGAAAAGTTTAATAGATGTTATTGGGGAATTTTAATGAAAGCGTTATATGAAGTATTTGATGAATTTGAATTGGCAAAAAACAAAAAAGAAAGAATGGATGTAATTTCCAAAAATCTTTCACAGACATTGGTTGATGTGTTAAAATTGGCTTATCATCCAAACATACAATGGAAAATTAAAGAGTTACCAGAAAATTATCGTGTACCAACAGATATGTTACCAGGAATCACACATGACAGTATCAACGGACAAATACGTAGAATGTATATGTTCATGGTTGGTGATGCAACAGCAGAGAAGTTAAATGAACACCGTAGGAATGAATTATTAATTCAAATGTTAGAATCAATTGAGCCACGGGAAGCAGAAGTTTTATTGGGTATCTTCCAGAAAGATTTGGGAGTAAAAGGGTTAGACTATAAATTTGTAAAAGAGGCATTTCCAGACATGTTGCCATGACAAAAAAAGAAAACATCATTGTCTTATCGGGTGAATTTGATTACATAACTTATAATGATTTTAAATTATTAAAAACTTGCAAATCCAAATGTGATTGGCTTGTTATAGGAGTTCATTCTGACTCCTATATGGAGTTATGTAGAAATAAGACTAGAAATTCATTTGAACAAAGAAAAGAATTTGTAAAGAGTATTTCTCACGTTGATGAGGTGTTTGCTTTTAATGATTTTGATGGAACATGCTGTAATTTACTAAAACTTATAAAACTATGTTATCCCGCATCCAATATAATCTATGTTTCAGAAACGAACGTAGAGGATATGCCAGAAGCCCGTATTCGTGGCATCACATTTACAACATTTGAAATTATTAATCAAGGAGTTTAATTAAAGTGTCAAAATTTTCTGGAAAGTTTCGCAATCAGCGAGACTATGACGATGAACAGTATTTCCGTGAGGAAAACAAAAGTAAGAAACGTCAGAAACAACAGCGAAAACAAAAGTATTATGATGAGTACGAATCCTTCGAATCTCAACAACGTTTCAATCAAAAACCCCAAAAAATGAAATATTATTGATGTTGTAACCACACAACACAACTATTGACAGTCTTTGATGAATGGTGTATAATAGAACCACTACTCAGGAGATTTTTATGATGATTTATGTTCGAACCGCAAAGTCCAAGAAAAAACTAGGACCAAAAGCCGTGCGTGAACAATATGATGCATGGTTGAAATCACACCAAACATCAAAACCTATCAAATCCACAAGTAATCAACTAACATATAAGTTGTCGGCACCTGCTGGTCGTGAAACCGTGCATTATCCGTCATTAAATACAGGTAACGGTGTCGCTACTAAAACAGCACCGAAGATTTACACTGGTACAAAAGTGATGGGAATAGCAACAATGCACAAATCAAACGCTGTTCCTGTGTTTAACAGCGAAGAAGCTGTAGAAATTTCAAGTATGAGGCGCTAAAATGAGCAAGAAAATGAGTTTTGTTGTAAAATTACAACGTCCTGTGTGTCGTACACCAATCAAGCCTGTACAAACACACAAGAATGTCGTAAAATACAGTCGTAAAGATGAGAAAAAGACAATTTTGTCGCAAATTACTGAGTTAGGAACATAAAATGTCGCAAATTACTGAACCAAAAAAAGAACCGCAAGAACCGATTGACTGGAAACCTTTAGATGAAGTTGTCCGAAAATGGGCCGCACTGACCGGACACGAAAATGACCAAGATTGGTACAGGAAAATGAAGGAATATTATGAATAAGAGCTATATCATTGATTTGCAAGAAGCGGATGATGGTACAGGTGACGCAATTTTGCAATTTCCAGATGAGTTGATTGCTGAAACTGGATGGAAAGAAGGTACCGTCTTGAATTTGAGAGTTGAGGAAACTCCAAGAGGCAACGTTATTGTTATGACTGAGAAAAAATAATGGAATTACTTGAATCGTTTTGGACAAAAATATATCCGGTGCTCTTTATGACCTTTTTACAGGACATGAAGTTGGCCATGCTCTATATACACCTATAGATGGTATGTTGAAAGCAAGAAAAGAAAATGTTATTAGAGATGTGACCAACGTTGTCGAAGATTCTCGCATTGAACGTAAAATCAAGCACAAATATCCAGGTCTTAAAAATTCTTTTGTTAAAGCTTATGGTGAGCTTATGGATAGAGATTTCTTTGGCATCAAAGGAACAGATATCAACAAGATGAATTTTCTTGACCGCATAAACCTGCACTGCAAAGGCGGCGCAGCATTACGTATTCAATTCAATGATGAAGAACGTGGTTTGCTTAATGAAGTTGAAACCACCGAAACCTATGATAACGTTATTGATGTATCGAAGAAAATTATCGAATACATGAAACGCAAACTAGAAGAAGAAGAACAAAAACGTGCTAAAGCTAAAGCCGAAGGTGATGATGGCGATGATGAAGACCAATCAGAATATGAAGAAGTTGACTTTGATGACCAAGGCAATTCAAAAGAACAAACTTTTGAAGATGGTGAAGATGTAGGAGAACAAGAGGTTGAGTCTAACAAACAATCTGATAGTGATGAGTTTGATTCAGTAGAAGAAGATAAGAAAGTAAGTTTGGAAGACCAGATTCGTTCCTTTACTGATGCGGCTTATAAAGAAAATGAAAAACAACTTTTTGATAATAGATTAAGTAATATCATATACGCAAATATTCCATATTTTAATCCAAAAGATGTTGTTGACCACAAATATATCTGGAAAAAATACAAAGAAGAAAACTTCATTTCTTCAACAGAAACATTCCTTAAAATTCGAAACGAAAGTAACAAGGTAGTTTCATACCTCGTTAAAGAGTTTGAAATGCGTAAGAATGCTGACCAGTTGAAACGTACAACAACTGCCAAAACTGGCGAGTTGAATATGAATAAAATTTATTCTTATGGTTTTAGTGAAGATATCTTTAAGAAAATCTCGGTTGTTCCTGGTGGTAAATCGCACGGACTTGTTATGTTCCTCGATTGGTCTGGTTCTATGCATGAACACATCGGTAACACAATGAAACAATTAATCAATTTGGTATTGTTCTGTAAGAAAATGAACATACCATATGAAGTGTTTGCTTTTGTTGAAGATACTGATAGGGAAAAACTAACTCAACAAGTACGAAAAGTAAATGACATATACTTTAAACCATACGGTTTAATGAACCTGTTGTCATCCAGAATGTCTAGTTCGGAATTCACTTATGCCTGTTCATCATTAGTTTGTATGGCTGGTCTAGCTAATGTTCGTGGTTATTTACCTCATTGGTTGCATATGCAAGGCACACCTTTGAATCAAGCAATCGTTCATGCAATGACTATTGTTCCTGAATTCCAAAAGAAAAACAAATTACAGATTGTCAATACAATTTTTCTAACAGACGGTGAAAGTAATAACTCGAATCGGTATTTACAACATGATCCATACTATGGACTAACTGATGTTCATATGAAATGTGAAAGATTGGTTATTCGTGATCCTGTTACCAAACACGAAGAAAAGGTTGATAACAGAGGTATGTATGAAACACAGACAAATGCTTTCATTCGTTTACTAAAAGCTCGAACTGGTTCAAATATTATTGGATTCTATGTTATCACCGGTAGAGATTTTAATCGTAAAATACACCAATGGTTTCCAAAACAAATGAACCATGAAGAAATGAAGGACAACTTTAGAAAATCCAAGTTTGCTATTCTAGAAAATACTGGTTATGATGAGTATTATATCTTGCGGTCAAACGGCCTAGATACCGATGAGGATTCTACATTTGAAGTTAAAGAGGGTGTAACGTTCAAAGGTATCGCCTCCGCTTTTACGAAGTACAATAGTGGTAAATATAACAGTCGTGTTGTACTAAATCGTTTTATTGGACTTATTACATAGGAGTTATTATGGAAATTTATTCAGAATATTATGGTGCAGGTAGAAAAGCTACCGTGACCAGACTTTCCAGAGGTGTCGTCATTGACAGACAGTTTGATGTTTGGGAAGTTGCCTTGTATATTGAGAACAAAGTGGTACAACGAACCACAATTCGTACCGAGAGTGAAGCAGAAGAATTTGCCGAATCTTGGTGTCAAGGTTCCGATGGTAACCAAGTTTTGTTGAATGAGGTTATTAATGGATAAAAAGACCAAAGAGATTTTCTGTATCACACAGGAAGAATGTGCCGAAGTGACACAGGCAATCTCAAAGATTTTCCGTTTCGGTTTTGACTCTATACATCCCGTTACAAATAAAAGTAACATGCAGAGTTTGGAAGAAGAAGTTGGTGACCTTCTGGCTATGATTGATATTATGGTAGAGAAGTGTATTATTTCTGACAGTAACATTAACGCAGCCAGAATTGCCAAAAAAGAGAAACTAAAAATCTGGTCTAACATTTATAAGGAAGCATAAAATGGAATACGATTTTGCAAAATTCGAAAGTAACTTAATTAGAATTCTTGAAAACTCACAATGGGACGGAACACTTGATATCGGTGAGAACCTTTCACCAATCACAGAAATTAAAGTCGCATTTGATGGATATGGTGATTTAGAAACTCAAGATGAAAATGGTGAGTATGAATACATCGAACATGGAAATACCGACCTACAATCATACGCAATCTATATTCATAAAGATTCTGCAAAACGTGGTTTTGTTTTCCCTGAACATGATGTATACTCCTTTACATTTGGTAATATGGTACAACACCGCCCAGCAGAAGAAGTCTGTTTGTTTGCTTGGTACTCAAAGAATGAAATTACTGGTGAATGGTCGTGGGATATAATTCCGTTGGAAGACCGATTGTCCGAAGATAACACTATGACTGCTGAACAAGTTGTTGATATTTTAGAAGTACTAGTTAATAGATACTATCCAGAATGAGTGATGAACTGGCCTTGGCCATCTATGAAAAATTAAAACAGAAACACGGTGATAACTTACCCGATCCTGACCATGAACCCATACAATTCGCACACTGCGTAAAGATGTTGAGACATTATGAACCAGAAGTATTCAGAAAAGTTTGATGCATATTATGATGAACAGACCAACGAATGGTTGGAGGATACCTGTGACGATCCAGAATGTGACCTCTGTATCGGCCGAACACCTGCACCACTAAGAGAGATTTTCGTCTTTGGTTCAAACCTGGCTGGCCGACACGGTGCTGGTGCCGCAAAGTTTGCTCTTGATAATCATGGTGCCATCTATGGTGTCGGTGTCGGACTACAAGGCGAGTCTTATGGTATACCAACAAAAGACCAAAACATCGAAACCTTACCCTTAACTTACATTAGAGTATACGTTAATCAATTCATAGAGTTTGCTAAACATATGCCTGACCTGGTATTCAACGTTACTGCTATTGGATGTGGCCTTGCTGGGTATACTCCTTCTCAAATAGCACCGATGTTTTCCAGCGCCTCCGGACTTTCCAATGTCCGCCTACCGAAAGAATTCCTAGAGGTCCTCGCAAATGACTGACTTGCTGGCAATTCTACTTTTATTCTTCCTATTCTGGGGAGAACCAGACGTTTGGGATAAACTCCACGAACGAGCCATGCAACACATAGAGGAACCACAATGCGTAAAACAATCATCACCTTAGCACTCCTGTTCAGCACTACAACATTCGCACAAGAAGTATTCAATCTGACGAAAATAATAAAATGTTCGGATGCCGAATCAGTAATGCAATACTTTACAGAACAATACAAAGAGAAACCAGTTTGGGTCGGCAAAACAACTAATGGTACACACGTAACATTACTAGTCAACAAAGAGAAACGAAGCTGGACACTCATCGAATACGATAGTAAACTGGCTTGCATATTGGGTGCAGGCGATGCTACCAGCAATCCCGATATCACATGGAACTAATAATCAACTTTTATAATGGAGAAACTAAATGAGCATAACACACGCAGTACCACTTTCAGAAAAAAAATTCACACAAGAACATGTGGAGATTTCAAAACAATATGTCAATCCAAAAGTTTGGCCAGGTCTATACGATAACAAAACACTTAAAACAAATTTCAAAACGTTAAAATTTGTTGACCGCCGCATTATGGACATCAAAGATATGTTGTACGATATTCCGGATTCTGAGTTACACAAGTATCCAGATAATATGCAAGACCACATTAAAAGACACAAGTTTATGATTCAAGCGGCTCGTTCAAACGGCCGTGGTATTAACGCACCAAAAGTATGGCAAAGTATGCGCCAATATGGTTATGAACTTTCTCATATACCAATGTGCGTCATCGGAATGATGGACAACAAAAACCATTTTAATGACGGCCGTACTCGACTAGAAGAATTGGAAGAACAAGGTTTCACAAACGTAATCGTAGACTACTATACCTGTGCAGACTGGCATTCATTTACCTCGTTTGCGTTGTTCCGTAATCCACCAGACAAAGCCCGTTCACCACAGACACGGGCCGATGTTATCTTCAATGGTACTACAGAAATCAAAACAGGCCGTCTTGCAAAGACTAAAGAAGCAATCGAAGATTATGTGAGACTCGTTACAATGGATGCATATGACGAACACAACTTTGGTAAAATTGTCAAAGGTATTTTAAAAGGTAAATCTGGTCAATCTTCTTCACACTCAAACAAAGAGGCTGACGATTGGATGATAACGAATGGTTATCTTAACAATATCAAAGACAATGGTATCTATTACCTTGTTGTTTCCGCAAATTCTAAATCATCTTCTATTGTTGCTGGTGCTCACGAACTACATCGCCTACAGATGGCCGGTCACAAAGTTAAAGAACTCAGACTCGTTATCAATCCAGGTACACTTAAGGGTGCTAATCCAGAGGCCTCATGGAAATCAACTATTGATTCTTTCAGAACAACATATCATAGTAACATCGACCTCATTAAGAATTCACATTTCATATTGGCTCAAGACAGAAATATCATCAAACTATTCGGTGCTATTCCGACCGTACATTCTATGGCACAGACATATCCACTAAACAAGATTGTTGAATTCAGTAAAATCTTTACCAAAAAGCACAAGACTTTTGTAGACCTAGGTATGCAGAACGCTATGACGGACCTGTTGGGTATGTAATATGAACAAACTATCAGTACAACAGAGAGAATTACTGGCCATCAAAGAATTCTGTGACAAGTATCCAGAAGCCGATTACGTTACTATCTCCGTAGATAGTTCATCTGGTATTGGTTCAATTATCAAAGTCTCGTTACCAACGGTTGTCAACGGAGACCACGTTATCATAGAGAAGACCATTGTAGATGAAAGTAGTTGGTAATGAAAAGATGGACTGAAAAAGAGTTTTCTCAGTGGGTATACTATGATGACCAAGATGGCAAGATTATCGGTGCCGTATACAAAATCGGTAACTCAAATAGTATCTGGGGCGGCAAAGTATGCCAGAAAATCTGTAGAGCTGTATTGGGAAATTGACAGTAGAACTTTACTGGAACAACAATGAACGACCGAATTAAAGAACTTGAACAACAATGCTGGGAAGTCAGGCAGTATAACCCACCTTGGTTTAATGCAACCAAGTTTGCCGAGTTGATTATGCGAGAATTTATTGGTATACTAGAAGAAGAAATTAAATTGGTAGAAGAATTCAAATCTACCTCTGTTAAGGCTGATGTGATTAAATGTCATCAAAGTAAAATTTGGCATTTTCATAAATTGATTGACAAGAGTAAGAAACATTTCGGAGTTGAAGAATGAACGAACGAATTAAAGAACTTGTTAGAGAATCCAACTTAGATGTATATGGTCTAGGCAAGGAAAGATACAAGTGGGAATATACCGTAGAAAAGTTCGCCGAGTTGATTGTACGGGAATGTGTTGAAGTGTGTCATAAGATGGCAGAGGATTCTGATAGTTATGTGGTTCACGATGGTGATACTTGTGCTGAACAGATTAAACAACATTTCGGAGTAGAAGAATGAAAGTAAGTGGTATTAATGCCGCAATGGCACACAAAATCGAACTACAGAAACTTGTACACCAAGAGACAATCAAACAACAACAGATTAAAGTAATCAAAGACCGTAAAGAAGAAATAGAACGCATGAGGCCACAGGACCTTAACAAAGGCCAAAACATTGAT